AATCATACTGATCCCAGAACGTAGAAGTATCGCAAACTGCAGCTTCAATCTTCAGGTTAAAAGACTCATAAGCAATGCGCGGCCACTCAGTCTGCGGTTCATTGCGATAATCATAACCAACAAAATACTTCAAACAGGTCAGCCGAAATGCCACATCAAACAGCGCAGGCTGATAATCGTCCTGAACAGTACACATCTCAATGACCTCTTTCACGAAGTCAATTCGCTCCTGAAAATTTAAAACCTTCATTTTATCTCCCTTTCGTCTGTGCTTGCTTTAATTTCTTTCGCTCTTTTCGAGCTTTTTTTAGGTCGTCGTAATCGACCCAGCCTCCATCAATTTTGGAGTATGTAATCCAGCGGTAATCTACATCAGGATACTTGAACCAGAACATCTTGCGTTTCATCAGCGCAACACTATCAGCGAATCCCTTCGTATCAATCACTTGTTTGCTGCCATCTCGATATGTAATTTCATAGTCCGCCACATAATCAATTTTCCGCACCGCTACGTCCTTTCCGTCCTTATCGACCCGGCGGAACGCTTCCTGCAGAAGAAATGGGACTTGCTTACGACACTCTACAATTTCGCCGCTTGCCAGCCTTGGCAATACAATATCTCGATAAAACAACATTTCTGCCTTACTATCATAAACCACGCCATCATATGTTCTATCTGCTGGATTCTTACTGACATTAAATTTTGTTCTGTTCTTTTTCTCCATAAAACCACCACGAAAAACGAAGGGGCGGTTATGCCCGCCCCTTACGATTTGATGTTTTCTTAACTACCGGCTTCACGGGCGTCTCATCCTTTACATCACTAGATGATTCATTCTCAGCCTTTGCAGGCTCATCCATGATCTCATGGAAAACATCACGAACAGCTGGGATAAAAGTCTCTACCTCGGCTTCCGTAACATTCTTGTACTTGCGCATCAAAAGAGTAGTCAGATCTGCTTTTGCCGTCTCTTTTGAAATAATTCCCTGACGATACTGGTTTACAGCAGTCCACACAAGAAAGTGCGGCTCAGTGTCGCAAATCATTCGCCAAGGATTAAGACGCGCATCCTGCTCGCAATGCGGGCAAACCGGATATTCTTTTCCGCAAGTACGGCACCAATTCAGATTTGCCATTAGGCAGCGGCAGTCTCAATACGGAACAGGCGCTTGTCTTCAGAGCAGTATTCCTGAGTAGCGCTAATCTTGACCGGATGAGCCAGCTCATTAGTGAAAGTCATATCGATAGCATTATCCATCTTGGCATTCGGGAAGATGATACGCATCAGCTTCTTGTTTGCCTTATCGCAGGGATTGTAGCAGAATGCCTCAATCACGAACTCGCCCTCGGTAGAGAACTTATCGGCGCTATCATTGATAGCAATACCCTCATCACTCTCGTACTGATACTTCACAACAAAGCGGTCGCCAGCCTTCAGATCTGCACCAGTGGGCAGAGTGACCTCAGTACCAGTAACAGAGAACTGAGACTCTGCGGTCTCACCCAGCTCAAAGGTCTTCAGTGCATTACCCTGACCATCGACCAGATCAATGTACTTAAATGGGGCATTTGCAACAGCAGTCTTGGGGGTATGGGTCAGAGTCAGCTTCTTGCCGTCAGCAGAAGTCAAGTACTCAACAGTGGTAAAGACCTGCTTTGCCTCAGAGGAAGCAACCTCCTTCTTGGAGCCCATCTGCTCTGCCAGAGCACCCAGATGCATCAGAGCATTAGACCAATCTGCCTCTGCAGTTTTGCTCTTATCGAATGCCATGATGTTAACGCCCTGTGCATCCTGAGCGTAAACAGTCTCGCCGCCCAGAGTCAGCTTGAAATCCTTAACCTGATTCATGGTCCACAGACGCTTGCCGTTCAGATCATACTCGTGAATGCGATGAACGCGGTCAATAACGACCTCATTGAAATTAAAATCACTCATAATATTCTTCCTTTCAATTTATTTGGATAAAATAAAAGAGCAAGGTCAATCAGCCTTGCTCGTCCAATCCAGTTGTGCTTTTGGAATCTTTCCAAATTCCACGGTGCCAGCGTAAACGCCATGCATCGTATTGTCGTAATTTTTTATTTGCTGAATCTTTCTTACATGATTCATGAATACACTCATAGGGTAATCCATAGCCTTGAAGTAATCCGCCTTAAAGCCAGACGAACACGCCATCGAGAGCACAAGTTCCGCAAGGTGTGGTTCATAACGCTTTATTTTTTGATACTCCAAGTTGTCTCTGGCTTCCTCTATCATTGCAATTCTTGTCGGTTCGTCAGCAGCAAACTCGGAATGCTTTTCAATTCCATTCGCAGCACATAGGTACTGAGAAATCGTTTCATACACCACATGGTCAATACGAGTGTCCGTAAGCCTGTTGTGTAATACGATCTCACCACTTATGTTATCTTTCGCCATCATAAACCCAGAAGTGTCCATATCGCCAAGCAAAATAGACATATCTTGGTCTTTATTGCCTATAAAAAGTTGCCGGAACATTTCAAAGTCCGAAATCTTCTGCCAATCAATTCCAACAGAGTCAAGCTGTGCTTTGTAATCGCTCGATGTAGAACAGAATAAATAAACCAACTGAAAATACTTTTGCTCACCATAATCGATGATGTCACCGACCGAAGGCATGTGAATCGTAATTTTGTCGTTGATTTTAAAGTCTCTTCCGCGCATCAAGCTTGGCTCGTACATTTCCCGAAGCTCCATCAGCCACACCCCACAAGGTCATCCAAATCCTGCGTCTTGAACGTCATAATTCGCACACGATGGTGTAAATCCATATTGTCCTCGATATTGGATGTGATTTTAAGCTGTTTGATTCCAAAAATTGTACTGCCGTGTAGTTCTTTTTCCACAAGACCACTCAGATAGTCAACTCGTGTTGCACCACCATGGCCCTTCATTTTCATCAGCGCCTGGTTCACAATAACCCACACAGTAAGTGTGAAGTTTTCATACCAGTCGTTGACGTTGCTTCGGTCAGTCATATTTACCTTAAAACAAATATAGCTGTGCGCTGCCTCAATCGTGTCAGGAATATGGAAGTATGGGAAGATGTATGTATAAATCGCCTCGTCAGGCTCTTCAATGTCATCATTGCCCATCGCTTCAACAAGTCCATCAGTATTAACCAGCTTCAAGGCCAATTTGTTTTTATAATCAGTAATCAATTCACTCGTTGTCACAACAAACTCACCACCTTACATTCAATGGATGCATTTGCTGTACCATCTGCATTCGTCAAAGAAATTCTTACAGTTGCGCCGTCCATGATACTATTATTTAAAATACGAATTTTAAAAACACCATCTATGGTACTCTGCGTTTCTACAAATTCCTTGAATTCCTCAAGGCAAACGAACTTCCACTTAGCAATTTCAGTAATTTCCTCACCAGCAACATTTGTGAACATAGGAGAGAATTTTTTCCAAGAACCACCAATACGAACCTCTGGTTTTCCTACATACTTTATAGTAGCAGTCACACGAGAATCTATTTCTGATTCGTTGATTTTGTTTGGCTCAAAATAATCACAAATCATCTTCTCAGCATTATCCGTCTTACTGTTATACTGATCCTGCCGGATGTTCAACACAAGGAACCCCTGTGTCTTGCCATGCAGTTCGTAACGCTCTGTACTCTGGTCAACAGAAGTCGTAACATACGTTTTCGGCTCGCCATTGATAATTTCCAACATAAAGCGCTTATCAAGGTCAATCAGTGCGGTCTCGTCATCAAAAGGCATCTGTACTTTATATTCACGTTGACTCAATGAAGTCATGATAATCTCCTTATTATTTGCGTAATAAGGCTTACTCAGTGTTGCCCAACGAGAGACTATCTCACCAGTAATCGGATTTTGCCATTGGATTTGACGGTTACACAGCTCCATTTTTCCACGAAGAAAAATTTCATCGTTTGGCTCAATCTCAGTTACCAGCTATTTACAATTGTAGCAGTCAACAATGTCGCCAAGATTCAAAGAATCACCAGGATAAGCCCAGATTTTCTTTTCCTTAGCAATACTATTACTGCGACTAACAACCAGCTTCTGAGGTAAACCATTCACAAGAGCATTATCCTCATAATCAACGCTATCTTTAAAATGTGCAGCAAAATCTCGCTTTACAAAAGCAATTTTGACATCCTTTTTGTTAGACATTTTTGCGGCACCACCAACAGCTCGTGCCCTTGTATAAAAGTCCATCAGTACACCTCCTTACTCAGAGTAGGAAGCGTATGTATCATAGTCGATGGTCTTACGCTTACGGGTCGAGCGGTCTTTTGCCATATAGTTGTCTAACATCGTCATATTCTCCTCGTGAATGTCTTTCACAAGAGCACGAATACTCGTGCGCTCATTAGCAGGGGAGAATACTTGTAAGCTCGTAGGAAGGTCCTGTGCGCTAAATGCTTTCAACTTCCCAAACTCACGCTTAAAATGTTGCTCCAACATCAAATGCGCTAACATATCAATCTCATCGAATGTGAGATCTGAATTAAACTCTTCTAGTTCTGAATCGTAATCATCGAAACTAAAATCCTCTTCCGGTTCAATGTTTCTGGTAATCACAGAAAGTGACTCCATCAAATAACTTTTTGCACGGTCATGTACAAGATCTCGCACTTCATTCTCGCTCAGGTCAAAATACTGAAAGAAATTACTATCAGTTTCTACCAGCTCGTAGAACTTGTCGTATATTTCCGAAAATGCGGTCACATTATCCCTCCAATCTTACTCGGCGGGAACAACCTCCGCCTTTTCTGCCTCTGCTTTCTTACGGCCACGCTTGACAGTAGTCTTTTCTACAGAATTATCCGGTGCAACAGTCTGTGCGCCTGCCATCATAGCCTGCATCTGTGCCATCATAGCCTGCATCTGCTTCTGCATTTCAGCCATCTGGTTCTTTGCAGTTTCAAGTTCGGCCTGAACATTATCAGCAGACTTGGTCGCAGGTACGACAGACAGCTCACTGTTACGCTTTCCAGCACGGAGCTCCTTATAACGCTCGTCAATCAGGCGCTTGACCTTGGTAGACAGATCTTCACCGGCATTGGTCATACGATAAAAGCGACCACGAATACGCTCAAACTGAGCACCATCCTTAATGTCAATCATACGCTGAAGATTCTCGACAGTGGGATTCAGAATCGCATTGTCGATATCTTCAATGAATAGAACATCGTCGCCCTTAATGCCAATAGCCTTAAAGATTTCATTCTGCTCTTCAGGGCGAAAACGCAGAACACCATTCTTGAACGCAGAACAAGTGCTATTCATATACATAATCTCCTCCGGCGGAATAGGAATCACACAAGGATCTTCCACACTACCGGGCTCGAAAGTATAACCCTTACCGTTCAGTGACGAAATGGTAACCACGTTATCGTCGCAGTTCAGAACGTCAATAAACTTCTTTTCTATCACGGAACTCATAATTTGTCTCCTTTTCTATAAAAGCGGAGACCGCAAAGTCCCCGCTCAAATTTGCCTTTGGTAAAAATTACTGCAGAACAATCTTAGCAACGCGCTCGATATGATCAATGCTATAGCCGAAGGTAAAGTCCTTGACCATCAGATGAATCTTTTCGTTGTTGTTGTCGTGATCCTCGTAAGTATGAGTCTCACCCTTCATGTCAAGGCGACCAATCTTGCCTGCGATGCCATAGATACGCTTATCCGGGATCAGCAGGGAACCATCACCCAGCTTCTTAGCAGAGCTAATACCAGTGATAGCAACACCATCATAAGTCTTAACAAGACCATAACGGTTGAACTCGTCCTTAGCTGCGTCAGACAGATACTCAGCGTAACCGGTCATACGACGCATCTTGGCACAATACTTCATCAGGCTGACAGTGAAGGGATTACCACCATCGGCGTACTCATTCAGATACAGAGCCAGAGCGTCCATGTCCTGCATAGTGGGCTCCTTGCCCTGTGCATCGATCTTCTGCTCACCACCAGTGATAGCGTCATCAACCATGCTGAAAATGTCATAGAACATCTGGTTCTTCAGAGCCTCAGTCATAAAGGTGGTTAGAGTTGCCACACTCTTCCAAGCATTACGTCTTACTTCCACAAAGCTAAGATCAGCCTCAATCTGCTTATTACGCCAGACGGGCTTAATGGTCTCGTAGTGCAGGTAAGACTTCGGCACGTTGCCACCCTTAGCTGCATCATAAGCCTTCAGAGTATTCTTAACAGTACGACCTGCCTCGTAGTCATCAAACTCACCAACATTACCACGCTCAAACATGGAGTCCAGAAGCTCGTCAGGTGCACCATACAGCTCATCAGTCACGGTGCGGTTAACAAACTGAGCAATCTCCTTATTGGGATCGCCCTTGTCAATCAGCTCCTCAACATGAGCGCCAACAACCTCTGCAATTTCCTTGTCCTCGGCATCCATAGCGCGATTGTACTGAGTCTTCTCAGCAACTTCATAAACACGACCAGGCTGCTTCATCAGCTCGGCCACTTCAATATTCAGTGCCATAATTCATTTCCTTTCTCTTAGCGCAAAATAAAAGAGCTACCGTCCAAAGACGATAGCCTTAAATTTCACGTATCATATTCAAGATTTTTCTCTCAATCAAGCAACAGTCTTTGCCTCGGGCAGCACACTGATCATAATCAGCTTGTGGCCGTTGTCGTCCATCACACCAGCAAACTCAAAACGAGAAGTACCAGTAGTAGCAACCTGCCACTTACCGTCAATATTGACCTCCAGCAGCTTGCCGATATTGGTATCCTGTGCATCGCCATCCTTGTACTGGTCGGTGCCGTACAGCTCGCCAGCATACAGAGGAACACGCTTCACCAGCACACCTGCCTTAATCTCGGTTGCCATCTTATCATAGTCATCAAAATTAGTCTGGCTTGCATAGATGCCCTCCGGGATAAACTCATGGGCAACCATCTCGATGCCCTCAGCGGTAGCTGCGTCAGGGAACTTAACCTGACCAGCCTTGTGGTCAACCTGGACACCCATGCCGGTGACCATATCGACCTTTGCGGCATAGTTAGCGGGAATATTCTTCGCGCCGTTTACCATCAGTTCACGAATCATAATATTTTTCCTTTCTCTTAAATGTTATTACTTACCCAAATATTCCCGCCATGCATCACGCTTGTTAGCGTTAGTGGTGTTATACTTGGTTTCATTCAAATTCAGCTTAATGCTCTCAGACTTATGTACCTCAGAGGTCTCAATCTTCTTTTCAGCAGGCGCCTTCTTGGCAGCTTCAACGCAACGCTCGGCAATCACATTCTTGATGCCGGTCTCGTCCAGATTCTCAATCAGACTTGCGTAATTGCCACCATCGGAAACTTCAGCTTCAGTAATCATCTTGCTGGAGAGTGCGTACTGACGCAGATCCTCCTTCTTCTGTGCAAGCTCTGCAGCCGCTTTTTCTGCCTCTGCCTTCTCTGCCTGATCCTTATATGGAGTCAGAGAAGCAACCTCTTCCTTTGCACTCTGCAGCTCAGTATTCAGACTTGCAATAGTGTTATTCAGCTCCGCAATCTTGGTGTTAACATCAGAAATAGAAACAGTCAGAGTGATACGCTGCGGCTCGCCAAGAGAAACCTCGTTGCCCTCAACGGTGTAAGAGAACATGATGTAATCCAAATCGTTCATACAACGACCAAATTTCTTACACCAGATAGTGTGATCTTCGGGGAACACTTCGGCTAGATACATATCTGAATTAAACTTCACAACAGCCTCATTCAGCTTCTCGTACAGGTCATGACCGGTCAAACTGGAAGTCTCAGTGGTAGACTCCGGCTCTGGCTCACCAGCAGGCTCAGTACCGGTTTCAGGCTCAGTCGGGGGAGGGGTTTCACCACCTTCCTCGGAAGTCTGAACATCAGGCTCTGCCGGAGTGGTGGGCTCAGTGGTAGACTCAGTAGCCGTCTGCTCTGCCTGCTCAGTCTCGGTTTGATTCTCAACCTGTGCGGTCTGAGTCTCCTTATCCTTATTCAGTTCCAAATTTTTTGCCTCCTTTTCATTAGATTCTATATTTGAAATCTCTTTTGTATCCTCGATATAGGCATTTGCCAATTCAAGACCAAAATCGGTTTCAGCGACTTCAAGCAATTTAGAGCACTTATATGCTGGTTCAACATTTGCACCAAGCAAGCAATGTGCAGTAAACACACCATCGTCAATGATTTTTGCCATGCGGCCACCCACGATTCCCTTATGAGCTTTCAGCACATCAATTTCCCAACTGGTATTTAATGTGCCGCTCTCAATACGGCGCAGAATCGTCGCACAAGCCTTTGGATATCGCTTCCAGATCTTACAAGAGGCAACAATAAAGTCGGTATCGTCAATTCTCTCGATACCGACCGACTGAAAACTACCGAACGCATCAGTGTCAAATTCGGCAGTCTTGTATTCATTGCCATCATCGTCTTTTCTGGTGACGACTTTCATATTGTGACCGGAAAAATCCAGTTCACCCTTTGGAGCTACGACCAACTTACCAACAAGCGGGTTGCCAACCAATGTACTCATCCAACTTTCAATGGTGTCACGGTTTAAAGCAACCTGATTCCCATTTACTGAGAAATCACAGATGACAAACTTGGCAAGATAGTGGTCTGGATGCTCCGTAATCTCAGAGCAACAGATATTTCTACTATAGAAATACTCCTTACTCATCGTTCATCACCTCACTTACTATCTTCATTTCTCTGCTGGTCGTAAATTTGTTTTTCAGTTTCCTCGCCCTTTGGACGACCTGTCTTTTTATCACTGTCACCACCACCGCCGGAATTACCTGTCGATGTATAAGATGTCTGGCGAGCCACAAATACATCGTCATAACCTTCCTCAGTCTCAGCCTGACGCTTGCGTAATTCGTCCTCAGCATGAAGTCCCATATACTCGTAAGCAGTCTTGTAAGAACAGTTCAAAGTGGTGAACAGGAACTGAGCAATCGCCTTCTTCATCTCCATACCCATCATTTCAGTAGTAGAGACCTTCACATCAGGGCAGTACATCGGGTCTACACCTGCATCTTCAAGGCGAATACGATACCATCGTTTTAATACATCTTCAATCTGTTCTGCAATCTTACCGATATTTTTCATCAGCTGGTCAAGAGACACCTTTGCAGTTGAAACAGTCTGCTGACCATCAGTATTCAAGAAACTAATACCCAAAGCAGCCATTTCTCGATTGCGATACTGTTTGACAGTCTCGATATTTGTCATCTCAACTTTTGGCTCAACATACTTGATATCCTTTACATAAGGAGCGGTCGTCACAAGCACGGTATTTTGCTTCCATGCACGCAGCAGGTTATCGTGCGCTGTCACTTGTTCAGAGAAGCCCTTTTTATCTTTGTTTGGCCCCATCAACTCAGGGTCAAGCTGTTGCCAGATGATTTTCTTTGCCTTAGCCTTAGCATTTACACGGTCTGAAGTATCAAAGGTCTCAAGCATCAATGCCGGACGTAAGGCGCGAAACAGGGGAGAGACACCATATTTTTGTCCCATATTGCCAATACGAATCACGCCACAATGGTCAACATCCAATTTTGCGTATGTATCACCATTCTTAAATGCCTGATACACCTCATCTGGATAGTTGTTCTGAATCTCAGTCTCCTGATTTTCAAAGAACAGTGCTTTATTCTTCTTGTCCTTCAGCATAGATTTACTCAAAGCAGATTTCAGTTTAGACATGTTAATAAGCACAACAGGCTGTCCATTTGATAGGTAATCACTTATCTCAGCAATACCAAGAGGGTAATAGTCTACAATGTAGTTCTCATCCTTCTGACGCAGATATGTAATATAAGTGCCCTCTGCGTAAGTCATCGGAATGGCGGCACGTAGCAGACTTCGCACATTGATTTGTGCGTTGAAGTCATCAATCACTTCACGGGCGTAATTTACCTGTTTTGTCTTATTACGCTGTTCAGGGAACTGAGCGAAACTGCATTTGAACTCAGTATTAACATTCGCCTCAATCGCATCATAAGTAATGCCAATCAGGTCATCCTTGTTGATGTAATTACGGATGATTCCATTGACCGTCTGCACATTCGTCAGACTTGACTGTAGCCCTTGTGCAAGCTCATCAATTCGGTCAACGGTCAGTGTCTCAGAGGAGGCTGAAATTTTCAGATATGTACTATACTGCTTATTTTCAGGGTCATAAGACGCAACTGCATTTCGGATGACGTTATTCATTCTCTCTTCTGAAAGTTCATTCAAAGAGGTAATAACTACAGTACCGTCATCTGTCTGTGAAGCAGTCACGACATCAAAATCTTCCTTTTTCTTTCTTGCCACATTTTCACCTCCTCTGCTTAGAAGTCAATGTTAGAAATACAAATCGGCGGAGCAGTCATTGTCTCCACCGCAGACTGGCGCACTTTATCCTTACGACGTAATTCGTATAGACGATGAGCAAGCAAAATTGCAACATAGAACCTATCATCGTGGATTTTGTTGGCAACGTCGGGTGCCAAAGCATATGTTACGGTCGTATTTTCAGAGTTTGTCGTTTTCTGAATACTTGTAATCTCGTTCTTCATCAAGTCGATGTTAACCCACGCAGTCTGTTCCTCTAAGGAAAGTTCATGCGTCTTCAAAATTTCTTGACCAGTTGATTTATCCACACCGTCTACTACCTGAACATAATCTCCGCCGTTGTATTCAAGAGGGAAATGAATGACACCAAGATTCATCAGCTCAATAAATTCCTCAACCATTGCAGTACGGAATTTACGAGGACTAATTAGACGTAGCTTATCAACAGCATCTGGGTAACGGGCATCATATCCTTCATATAATTCATGATTTGCGTCGATAAAACCACGATGTTCTGCGCCTGTTTTATCAGTCCAATTGTTAAGTAAACCGTCCGCATATGTGGAAGTACCACCGCCGCCAGCGCCTTGGTCAATCATCAATCTATCAATGTACTCGTAATCAGGATTTTGACCATTGTAATGTAGAATCAACTCATGCAACTGCTCAAGCTGACGATTAGAATCGAGCTTGAATTTTTTCTCGTTTGCAAGATCAACCATGTTCACGCAATTTATAATGTCGCCACACATGCCGTTTTCTGAATCGTTATAAATACGCATAACGCCAACAATAGAGTTATCCATTGTGCGAGCAGGATCAAACGCAAGAATATACTGATAGTTCTTATCCCAATAAAGCTGTGGGATATACTTTCGCTCATTGCGACGAACCGTACCCCATTTGATGATCTGGTTTACGCCACCATCACGGCTTGGTCGATTATAATATTCACGCAACGCCTTCATTTTATTTGACTTTAGAGCTGCATCTACCTTGTCTTGTGTCAATAGTGCTTTGTATGGCTTACCCTTCATATAAACTTTGATTGCAACGTCACAAATCATATCACAAACAAAATAATCTCGATCTCCTGCAATCATGCGCTTTGCAAATTGTTTGTAGTATTTATAAAAAAGCTTGTCCATCGTGTCCTGACTTGAAGCATAAACTAGCTGAGTAGGAACCTGACGAGGCTGCATTTCAGGATTATAGTCACTGTCAGTGTCAGTGACGAAATCCGTATTCTGTGTTGCAAAAGCTTCACAGACAACAATCAGTTCGTCGGAGCAGAATGCCGCCTCATCAAAGAAAATAAGACTAGCTCGCTTGCCACGCACACCATCTGGGTTGGAGTTCAAAGTGTTAATAGAACTACCGTTATAAAACTCAACAACATACCCGGCTGGATTATGACTAAAACCACTTTTGTTGGTTGCAGACTTTTTCGTTTCTTTCTCTGCAATATCTTGCAGACTACGGATAGACGCAGCCGTCTTACCAACACGAGTAACAATTTCCTCAATCTTATTAAATGTCTCTTTTGCCTGGTCACCCACATTACTTACAATGTAAATAGATTGGTTCTCATATAATATTGCCTTTAGGATAATGAAAACAGAACCTACAAAAGACTTGCCAAAGTTTCGACTACACGCCTAAAGAACATGACTTGCATTCCAGCTTTGTTCCAGCATATATGCCTGAGCGTCAAATAATTGGATACCCAATAAATCTCTGGCCGCAATAACAGGATTGCGCCGATAGAATGCAATCGTTGCCGCATCACACTCATAAATCTTACGTTTTGCGGCTGTAATAATAGGCGCTCTTTGTTTCATCCTCATACGGCATCACCATCCGTATCTTTTACACTTGCGTCAACACCGGCATCTTCCAACAGCTCCTTGAGCCGCTGATTCTCAATCAAAGACAGCCTGTATTTTTCTTTCGCATCATCACTTTCTTTCTGAAACTTATCAATCAGTTCTCTTTGTATATCGAAAATTTCCTGCTGGTCATTTTCGTCAAAGAAAGCGTTTTCCTTGATTGCCTTAGAGCTCATATCTGCCGCCCATTGAGTGCCAGGAGACCGTAACTGATCGTAGAAGTTTGCTTCTGCGCCAGCAATATCCTTTTCACGCATATCCTTCATTAAGAATGTAAGCGTATTACGTCCTGCATCCTTGTTGGAACGGTTCTTGACAGAAATCTCATTTTCCTTTGCAATCTTGTCGTTATTAGAAACTAGCTTAACCTTAATGTCATTCAGACTTTTGATTGCCTCAGCCGAGTTCATCGGGTTTAAGCGGGCAATCTGCAAGTCGATTTGTCGAATCTGATTATTATTGTTCACAACCTGAACAATCTGAGATAGCTTGAATGGGTCGTCCTCAATACCATCCTCAAAATACTTGATGAGTTCACTAAACAAATAGCGACGGTCACCCTCGTTGTAACCATCAAATGGGTCGTATCCAATAACAGAAATACAGTCATCCTTTGCTTGAATCTCTGCTTTCGACCACTTCTGTTCCTTCTCTTCCTGTAAATCGAGAGCGTTTTTATTGAGTTCACCGTTCACAAGAGTGTTAGAGAAAGTTTGAAATTGATAATTACGAGCGTTTCCGATAATCCGAAGTAGCAAACCCATCGTTACACGGCCATTATTTTGACTAATTGAATCAAAAAGTGAATTGTAAAATGGTACGTCTAAAACATGAGACATGATCATACAGGCAGTACGATCACTTCCAAATTTACGAGAATATTCATCAAACATCTCGTTCACACAATCCTTACAAATAGGCGCGTAACAATCATTTGCTTTCCATAAACTTGAATATGTAATTTTATAAAAGTGACCAACTGCCACGTCATATTCTTTTCCACAACGTAAACATTTAAAAGTCTTCTTGTTTTCTGTCCCCTCAAGAATAATATCTTGGTCTATGACTTTTTTCTTACGCGGCATTTAGTCACCTCTTTCCGTTCAAAAATAAAAGCCGTAGAACGTGCGCACATCCTACGGCAACAAATACACCCTCTAATGTGCTTGTAAAACAGAGGCCGAGAGTGTTTCCTTCTATAAAAGACCTATCATGATACGCATCATCGAGAGGCTTAATAGGTTCTGTTCAAAATTCGACCTCAGCATTTTACACCGTAGTGAGCCGAGGTCTTTATCATCTATATGGACTTATGTCCTTCCGACGAATCGGCTAAATTTTGTATTTACGGCCAGCTTTACGCCGACCGTGCCACCTGAAATACACAGGCAGGACTGTTCATAAAAGAACCTACCGCCAGAGGGAGTAGAAAACTGGCGATAGGCTTGCGAAAGGGGAGATGTTGGGTGCGGGAGTTGGATTTGAACCAACGACTTTCGACTTATGAGGACGATTAGCTACCAGACTGCTGTATCCCGCGTTATATAATGCCTAAATGTCATCTATTTCTTAATCGTGTGCGCATCACAGGTTAATCATAGATCGACTTCGGACTTGCCTCCAACCGCGAATTGGAAGCCATTTTTGGCACGCCCAGAGAGACTTCAACTCCCAAGAGGCAGATTTAGAGTCTGCTGTTTTAAGCAATTAAACTATAGGCGCATAAAACCTACCTTTTAGCCGGTGGTAGGAAACCGGTATAATATAGGCCCTCCGGGAGAAGGACTGGCGCGGTCTCAGAGATTCGAACTCTGGCATCGGGTTTACCGACCTAACGGTTTTCAAGACCGTTCTCTTCAACCACTTGAGTAAGGCCGCACAATAACCCTACTTTCCTGCACAGCTACCTTTATATAAAGGTGTAGGGAATAGCCGTACAATCTTTGGTGAGCCAGGTTGGAGTCGAACCAACGATGTTTCTAATGTCACGGAGTTACAGTCCGCTATCTTCGCCACTGGATATACTGACCCATAATAAAACAAGCATCCATCAATCCGTCCGAGCTAGTTGAATTGTTCTCGTGTTGATAAAACGCTTGTTTTAGACTTTTAAAGCTTCGCATTAACGTAGCGAAACACGAATAGCTTATCATTTCGTTCTACAGAACTACTTTGCATCCAACCATCCGTAGATTGAGTTGGTCTAGGCGGTAGCAACTATTGACCGCACAGCTTGGAGCCACCTGTAGGAATCAAACCTACGACATATGTGGTACGAACACATTATTCTATCTACTGAATTAAAGTGGCATGGAGCCAATGACAGGACTTAAACCTGCGATATCGGGAGTACAAAACCCGCGTTCTATCAACTGAACTACACTGGCACATAAAACCCGTAGACATTAGCCTACGGGCATAGAAAAGGAGACAATCAATGATGTCACAAGCAGACCTTGCGGTCATACTTCTTTTTTGGGTCCCCATTTAGTGGTAGGGGCTCACCACTTTTTAATTTAGACGTACAATGTGCGTCTTATCTTCATTCAGCTTTCCGAATTTATCCTGATAAACCAGAATAAATCCTTCTCGCTGAGATGGTGTTAATTTTCCATCTGCGTAATCCATTTTTGATGTCTCACAACAACAGCCCTGCTCATAAATTACAGAATTACCGATATCATAATGACCTGTTTTATGAGTGTGTGCCATCACGATAGTATCAAAGAAATAATCATTATCCTTGAAATACCGATATGCCTTTTCTGCTGTTTTCAACATACCGCTAGAATAAGCAAGTGGATGCACAAAAATTGTTTCACCAACGAAACTAAACCAAGTATCGTTATAAACAATCTCGATACCACTATCCTTAAAAACATCAGTCAGAGGGTCGTAATGAACCTTTGTATGAAGCTCCTTGTTGTAATGGTTAAAGCCATCAACAAAAATAAGCTCCAAAGATGTCTTTGGCATCAGTTCAAGCAAGTCGGTGTCCAGATTCTTAGCAAGATAATTCTGGAAACGTAAGTCATGATTACCATAATTTACAACAACCTTCTTAGGCTGAAGTATCTCAATTAGGTCAATCATATACTGACGTGCAATCAGAATTTCCTCCATTGGACTCTTACGATACACCTTATTGAAACGAGAAATGGCCTGCGCATCTACCAGATCCCCGTTTATCTGAAGGATATCAATCTTTCCAGCATACTCACTAAAAGTCTCAATGGACTTCTGGAATGGAATATGTAGGTCGGAAATAGACAGAATGCAGGTTCCCACATCTCTATTAGATAAGGACTCCTGATACTGCATACCCGCACGGAATGCCTTAAAACGCTTGCGATATGCGCACTCACCAAAATTCTTACCCAACTCATCATTGAGCACCTTGGATGCGCCATCCCAAGTCAACTCTCTAGCCAGAACAGCATTCCCGATTCTTACAAAGAAGTCATCGCTCGTTTCTTCTGGCCGTTTATTATAGCAACCCATTGGCATCAAGCCGGGTCGCCCAGCAGCTCATCAGAAGTGGAAATATTGATGGTGACACCCTCAATACCATCCCACTTTGCCAGAGCTTCATTCAGATTGAAGACATTCTCGCCATCCTTGGTAATCTCGGTGATAGTACCCTCGGCAGTATCAATAATAGCGTTCTTAAAAACAACACTCTTCTTAGCAACCATAATTCTATTCTCCCTTATATTTTATTTCAATTTTGAAATGATTTAGCAAGACTCTGCAAGCTCTGGAAATACCAAAGCTGCTGCCCATTTGCTAATCCAACTGTTATGCAGTGACTCAAAATGTTCAATGGCTTCATCAATCGTTTTTATACGACGTAAATCAATTTCGATATACCGTCCATGTTCGTCAGCATACTTTTCCTTAATATTATCTCGCTCAAACTGCTTTACAAAATCTTCTTCAGTCCGGTGAAAATATTTAATACGGCTATAATGCTGTGACCCCATAACTTCACAAAACAGTCTTTCGGATGGAATATAAATGTCAAAAGGCATATATCTTCCAGTCTTTGGATTTTTAACAGCCTTATATTCAACAATCGTGTCAGGATATGTTTTTTTGCAATACTCTTTTAGCTGTTGTGCGATTTTGCTTTCATATCTATGATACGCACACTCTGGGCAACCTGTTCCATGATGAAATGTGCTCCATTTTGTGATTTTCTCGCCATGCCTTGGACAAATATATTTCAATTCTCCAAACGCTCCCGTATATTCCTCTTTCTTTGTTAAGAGTGTGTATCCACGAGACTCAAATTCGCTTTTTATCACATTAAAGTCTTTTAGTTGATTTTTTGAAGACAAAGCATGTGCACACAAACTACAACCAGATCCATCTCTAAAACTTCCCCAAATAATGGTTCTTTCACCATGAATCGGGCAAAGATAATGTAATCGAGTTCTTGTAAAAGAAATAATATCCTCTTCCTTTGTTATAAGCTGATATCCACGTTTACGAAATAGTTCTGCGACATCCGCATAATTGGGTCCACTGTAAGTAAGCATTCCTTTTCTCGCTGAACAGCTTTTACACCCACAGCCTTCAAGAACTGCGCAAGCAAACATATCAAACATCTTGCCGCAAGTGTTGCATTTCACAGTTACCTTTTTATTTGAGCCAACATACTTTCCAACAACAGTTACCTTTTGATTCTTTATTTTGGCTTCTTCTTGAAATTTTTCGTTTGTTTTTCTTACAGCTCCTCGCATTAACTCACGTCCATTTCGTCAGCCCACTGGCTAATCCATCCACGGTGGTTCGTAGTCAACTGACATACGGCTACGCGGTCATGCTTCGCAAAATGCTGGAGACAACGCATAAAGCCAGAGTCAGAAGGTTTATCAAGATCACACTGTAAATCATGACCAATAATAATCAACTTTACCTTTTCGCCATCACTACCATCGCAACGAGAAATAGTCTTCTGTAACTCTTTAGGAGTATAGTTCTGGCTCTCGTCCAACAAAATAATACCACTCAGGTTTGTGCCACGAAGGAAAGTATGAGTTAGACAAGAAATATAACCAGTGCCATTCTTCTGATTCACCATAGACTCGTCGTTGATAACCTTGTTAGGGTCAACGTTGCATTTAATCAGAGCCTGATAAAAAGGTTCAAAGAAAACTTCCGATTTTTCCGTAATAGATCCAGGAAGATAGCCTTGACGCTTTTCGCCATAACTAGACACGACGTAAGTCAGTTTATCAAAATAGCCAGCCTGAACAAGCAGATTTGCAGTCGCGGTCGCAATAAGCGTCTTGCCTGAACCAGCAGCAGCGTTGCATATCACAACATCAATATTTGGATTCCAAATAGCGTCACGGAATACACGCTGTTCAGGGTCTAAAGAAATGCCATAAAAACCATACTGATCAGGATCAGTAATCTTCTCCATAGGGATATCAGTAGGAATCTTTCTCTTAGCCATATATTATAACTCTCCCTTAATTGAATTCATCCACATCATCGCAAATCTTATCTACAATGCCAAAGTTGACCTGCTCATTAGCGTCCAGATACCAATCCTTCGCTTTATTCTTGGTCATAGTCTTCTTATCAATGGTAGAGTGAGCCATAATATACTCACGCATCTTTACAACCTGCTTCTCATAGTAGTCCATAGCCATCTTAGACTGCTCAAAAGTACCCTGAGTACCGCCAGAGCCACTGTGAATCAGTGCAGTAGAATGAGGCAGGGCAAAGCGCTTCTGACCAGACAACAGCATCACAAGAGCAGCGCTCATTGCAATACCTGCGTTAATCGTCCAAACAGGAGTCTTGCTCAGTGCAACAACATCAATAAAGCTGAACATGGCGTCCAGCTCGCCACCATAGCTGTAAATAAACAGCTTAATAGGCTTGCGCTGCTCAACAGGGACATCCTTGTCGATACGGTTGTACTGCAGAATCTTGCGCTCAATCTCAATCAGAGACTGGTCAATCTCAAAGTCAATAAAGAAGATGCGATCCTTCTCGTCAACATAGAAGTTCATCATCTCAGGAGAGGGGAGACCGCCACCATTCATCAGGTTAGTGATCTCCTCGGGCAGCTGAATTTCAAAATCCAAAGTCTGTACCTCGTTCTTTCATAAATTAGTCTCGAATGCCACGCTTGGCACGCTCAACAATTTCACGAGCTTCAATATTAAACGGAATCAACTCCAGATAGCGGACAGACTCCTCAATAAAACGCTTGTGACGAGTCTTTGCAATAAAGACATGCGGATAAACCTTACGGATTTCCTTGGCTTCTGCTTTGGTGATTTCGATCATTTAGGTCATTACATCCCTTCAAAATAAAATAGGTAGGAAGAAAACAAGCGTCCTCGCTCTCTCCCTACCATAACTATCCCGTAATGATTTTATATAAATATGTAAAAATACAACGTATCTGTGTTAAAATAATACAAAAATGCACGATTTATAAATCAAACATTTTTCTATTTTGAGATGTTTTCTCAATATTGATGCTTTTGGCGCACTTACGACAATATTTTTGTCTGCGCCCAGTCCGAGCAACGGTGCGACCGCAACATTCACACCTGATGTATGGCTTTCCGCAAAACTGATTCCACTGAATCCCAGCAGTCTCGAAATTTGATACTGTAACTGCGATAGGCGGTTCTTCGTCTGCGATTAACACATGAATGTTCAAGTTGTCAATCTTCTTTAAGCTGGCAAAACCAATAAAACCAAGATTGCGCAGTTCTCGAATCATTTCATTCTGCTTATCTACATTTACAGAAACACCAGCCATACGGAAAATATCTCGTGTATCTTCCGTAATCCAATAATTACACTTGTTGTTTACAGCCATATGAAACTTAGCCAAACAAAGCATTGTGAACATGAGCCGTTGCATCGGTTTCCCATCCAAGGCAAGAATTTTCTGGGTTTCAGACTTTGTAACACTTACTCCATCAAGTTCAACCAATTGTTTTCCTTTGGCGGACGCAATCGCTTGCACGATAAAGTTCTCATCTAAAACTCTATTATATCCAAACATATGAGCCACAAGAAAATCATCAAGCTTCTTCTTGACTTCTTCCTTAGAGTACCCCTGAGAGAAATAAAGCTTTGCAATATAATGTAAAGCGTGCCCTGCGGTTCTGCAAGTCACATCTTTTTGAAGCAGTTCTTCTGCATACTCACGTTCATTCAATACTACCATTCGCATCCTCCTCTTCAATTTTGTTCATATCGACTAACACGTCTTTATAACGCTCACTACAATATTCAACATCACCATTATCGTCCTTAACAAGAACATGGGCCTTGTTGCCAGCCTTATCAAAGAGACGCTTAATAATAATATCAGGAAATAGAGCCCATACAATCGAGACACTTGAGGCGTTTTTCTTACAGAGCTCCAACAAAATATCACAAAGGATATTATCATCAGAACATTTTTGATGCATGGTACGCAACATATTTTCGTTGTAAAAATTCAACTTCTCAATTCGATCTGCGCCGGTTTCCTTGTTCTTGGTATTTGAATTGTCGATAACAGAGTTTGTTCGTGCGTATCGAAGATATTCTTTAAAGATAGGGCGAATACCGTAATACTGAGAATTTTTATATTCATCACCAGACTTGAGAGAATCGTAATCAAATTTACGCTTCTTTTTCAAATCATCTTCAAACTCTTCAAGTTCATCTTCAATAATCCAGCACAGACGATTCATAGTGCAAGAATTAACACCGACGGGCATACGGTAAAGGTAATATTGGATAACAACTTCATCAACATCATTCTTGACTTCCTTTTTCATCATCTCGTCAAGGCCATCAAAACCTTCCCATTTAATTCTCTTACGAGCTGCAGCCACATACTTTTTATAGTCCTTCATCTGAGAGGGGTAAATGTAGCTCATAAAATAAGGTTTGCGCCAAGCACAAATACGTGCCCAGAACTTCTTGTCCTCAACAACATCTGGGTTATCATCCTCTTTAACAACACAAGCCTTATTGTCGTACCAGTATTGAGGCATCGGAGTAGTGGAAATACCCTTTATGCGATCAATCGACGCCTGCTGATATAGCTGGCCGCATTTAATGCGATATGTTAATTCTTCGTACTCGCGGCTTCCTGGCTCAAATTTACTTCGCACATCAAACATTGTGGTGATACGATTTGTGATTTTTCCAATATCGTCACCGAATCCATTGATATTAGAGCTAATAAAGTCCTCTTCAGTGGGGATTTTCTTCTCGCCCTTCTTTTGCACACAGAGAACTGTAGGCTCATCCACCCATTTATCAATCAGGATATGATTGTCTGTACTAAAACAGAGATCTCCGTCGTTATCGGCCCCATTAAGTGCAGCGTCCGTATTATCCCACACGTTCAGAATAAATACGGTCTTCATATAGCGATACCAATTTTTGCACTCATCACTTGAGTTTATGTCCATGCATCGAATATTTGCCATCTGGCTCATTGGCGCTCTAAAACAGGCTACTCGCTTCACATCACGGTCGTTCCAGAATCGACTATAAGCCTCACCAGATTTTAAAAGACCAGTGACAGGCATTCTAAACATAGATTGGCAAAGCGCATACGGGTCCCCACTAAGAACTTGAAAGTTACCTCTAACCTTTACTACACCTGTTTTCGCCTGAGAAATTCGTTTTTTAATAAAGAATCGAATGCGGTTCTGAACGTATGGGTCATTGATCATTTCTGGCTCAATCATTAAGGCCTTGATATAATCATTCTCTAAGCTGTTTATGTAATTCGGGTCATCACGCATTCCGTTGCCACGCAAATAAAGCAGTACATCACGCCAATCACCACCCATGGCACCTTTGATTTCATCCAGTGTAGGCTTCACCAACTCTCGAATCTCATCGTTCGTTAAATTATAACTCTGGATAAATTGATAGTTCAGATTACGCTCTTCATCAAGCTCCAGCTCACAGGTCTTCGTTACAGAAAAGTGGTAGTGGTTTTCCTGACAATTCTCGAAACAATCATCTGCACTATGATAGCTGTCATAAAGTTTGAGCATCGACGTAGTAAGGATCATCTGCACACGGTTAATGTCCTTATAGTCGCCAAAAGCGTCTTTGACCATATTCTGCTTTGCAACCTTCTTGGCGAACTCACGGAAAGGGAAGGGGAATAGCATTCCCTTACAAAAGGCGTTACGCACACAGAATCCAGACGCAGTTGACGGTAGCTTCAAATCTTCGCTCCATTGTTGGGCAAGGTCATAGCTGATAAGACCAAAACCATCGCTGGCACACAGTTCGCAATCATGTTCAGGATCTTCGACCATCGTAGGCTCACCAGACACACCATCATCCAGGATAATCACATGGTCTTTAAAATGAGTATAGCAATCATCCACAACCAGAATGCCATCTGGATCAGTAACAGGGATTGAGGCAGAGCAGGCGAGTGCCCGATATGCTTCCAACTTTGCCGGAATAAACTCTATTCCTTTGTTACGGCCATTATCAATTCGCTTGCGGATCTCACCAACAAGACGGTCGCTCACAAACACAATCGTGCTATTCTTAACACCACCGGTAGTCCCAACCAGACGGCGATACGTGATTCCATTGATTTTAAACCCCTTTGGAGAACATGCACGGCGGTAATCATTCTTCTTATCAACCACCAGACACATATAATCCGGCTTGAATTGAACTGCGTCCAGTTCAGTATACAGCCTCCGAATCTCCCGGCGGTTCTCTAAGCAAGATGGCTCATTCCGTAGCATCTTAATTCTACGCTTAATGCTTCGCGCCTTAGCCTCTGCATCCGTAACACCATTCAATTCATCAATCCATCGTAGAACAGTGCTATCAGCAAGCGAGATAATCTCGTGATTTCGTCTCGCTTCATCCAACGGTAGAGTTAAATCCCATTTTGTTTCAACTAGACGCTTCGTATGGATCTTAAAAACAAACTTTTGGCAAGTTTGCTGCTTTGCCATTCGGCAGTCACCTCCATGTTCTTTTTAAATGCTTCCTGTGTTTCATAGCTACAAAGAAAAATATAAAATTAGGCTTTTATCATTGCTGCAAGAAATGTGCAGGAGATTCTTTTATTAAAAGTAATGAAAGCCGTCTATACCTTCTGAGAGCTTCTTTTGTAATATAATTTTGAATGAGTCTTCTATCCAAAAGATTGAATTTCTTATATAAAGAATCAAATACAGATTTTTCAGGAAGTTCTCCGACTTCATATTTCCATTCGTAAATCTCATTGCAAAGAATAATGAGCTTATTATTTGGAAGGTCTCTGAGGTAATTGTCTAATTCTGAATACATCTCTGAACACAACATAAACACTCCTTATTTTACAGATAGCAGCTCTCGCCATCTTCCATAGCCTTGAGCCAAAGTCGTTCGCGCTCCTGATAGAGCTCATCCAGCATATCGTCGGCAGCCTCGTACTCGCTGCGTGTCAGACTGGAACTATTCATATCACGCACAAGTTGCTTGATTTCCGCATCAACATCCTCGTAAGTACGCATCACTTAACCTCCTCGTCCATGACAGCTCCACAGTCAGGACAAAACTTTGATTCATCAATATTTTTGCTAGAATGACAAGCCGAGCATTCAACAAAGAAGCTTTCTCCAAAATCCGCCTCATGCTCAATCCAATGAGCATGAACTACTCGACGGAACTCACCGCCAGCAGATATCTCTTCTTCAAGAATGCGCTTTGTGTATTGCATTGCCATATCGCACCACATATCATCAATAGACTTTGCATTACCTCTAGCCATAGTACGAGCGATAGCACTATCGAGGACGCCAATCAATCGTGTTGCATTTACAAACTTATCCATCACTTGACCTCCTCTGCCACCCGGCGAATCGTCTCATCAATCTGTTCAAGTTCTGCCAGTAAAACGTCCACTGTATCAGCATCACTTTCGGAAATATTCAAATCCTTAATCTTATGTAAAGCCCATTCAAGGTTCGGGTAATAGCCGACCGTAACCTCCTTTACGCCGGTGCCCATCTCACCAGTCTTTGGATTCTTGCCAGCTGGCCGCTGCTCAACGATAACGAGATTCCGCTCGTCGCAGTTTTTAATAATGTATTTACCAATTTGCACTCGCATCTCTTAGCCCTCCTTATATAATAGCGCATCCTTTCTTCATCAAATGTTTGAAATATTCAATGAAGAAGTCCTTGCCTCCCTGAGTAATCTTTGTAACATACACAAGACTGTCGCCAACCGGTTCATCTTGATAGTATCGATAAATCGGTTCTCGTCTCTTGAATACTTTAAATAACCCAGAACCTTGATATTTCTTACAAGGAGTGTTATACAACATTCCCTTCTTTTTCATTAAATAGCCTTTGTGCCGTAGAACTGAAAATACATTACTGCTATTTGGAGTAAGCCTACCAATGGATGCCTCGTTTATGTAAATCTCATTTTGGATGAGAACTTCAGCGAGTTCTTCTGCCGTTAAACAACCGTCAGACGGATCTTCTTCATCGAGCATTTTAATTTCAGGAAGAAGTGTTAACTTATCTTTTAACATTTGATAAATAAACTTTTGCCCTTCTTGTGTCCAGACAAGATACTCTTGAGAATAATATCCTGTTTTGCTAGTAAACAATGAAGATTCAGTGTATCCGCTATCTTTATACTGGTCTGTTACAAGCCATGTTTTATGCTCGTCGTTGAAATAGATCACATCATACTTGTAAAGAAAGCTGTTTAATCGTGCGGCACTCCAACCATATTGAAAAGCAATAGTTGAAATAGAAACTTTTTCTTCTGGTCCAAAACCAAATGGTAAATGTTTCTTATCCATTTATGTAACGCTCCTTAAATATTTCTAGCGGCCTCAAATGCAGCCACATCGTTCATGAAATCATTGATATGTAAATACTTGTCAGCCTTCCGCACAGTCTTAGGCTTAAACTCTTGGCACTTGCATCGCACATCATCACAAGTAGTGAAGCACGGGATCTCATACTGGCATTTTGTGCAGACATGCTTCTTATAAAACTCCGGCAAGCGTCCAACCGCTTGGTAACACTCATAAGTTACCTTTAAATCAATCCAATAGGGGTTATCAAAATTCATTATACTTAACCTTCTTTCAAACCTCACCAATTAAATCATCAATATTAAGACCACAATCCAGCACATTGCGGCCAGCTTTCTTATTACTTTTTTCTGCCATCTTGTCCGCCAACACCTTATCGACAATATCTGCTTCAAAATTCATAACGCATTCTATATTTACGTTATCACGAACTACCATTCTCGCATTCGCCTCAGCCACAAGTCGAGCCATAAGTTCTGCATCCGCAGATTCTTTATCCGCATCCTGCATAATTTGCTCATATTGCTCTTCAGTCAAACCGCTTCCAGCCAAGAAGTTGTCAATATACAGTTTTTCGATAATCTTGCATCCATGGTCTTTTTGGTTCAAGGTAACAAGTAACTGGTCGGTAGACTGACGAATTGTGTTGTCAACCATATCTGCCACCTGCTGGTTAGTCAACTTAACTTTTTTATATTCAAATTCCTTTCGGATTTTTCTTTCAATCTTATTATTGTCGCCCCATGGCTTCTGCTCTTCCAGTCGCCGCTCAACATCTTCATGTTCCTGAACTCTTGTTGCCACAATGACTTCCTTATTAAATATCATTGAGGACAATAAGCCATCACAAACAATTGTATTTAACTTTGCCATCATCTGCACAGCGAGTTCCACATCTGCTGGGTCGATTTTTCCAAACCTGCGAGCAAATAGGTTCATAGTTTTTGGCTCAACAACAATTCTATAAACCTTTTGAATGGTACTATACGTTTGCTCTTTTTCAAATTCCTCTCTAAGCTTTGGGTTCAGCTTGCGATAGAAATCTCTCATCCGACCAGTTTGCCAAAGATCCCGTTCAGTTGCCGGAGTTCTACCATCAGACAATGTGTAATCTTTTAGTACCTCGGCCTTCAATCGCATGTAGGTTAAATTCTGTTTGTCTGTCAAAGGAGTTATGACAGCACGGCCATCGACATAATCAATGAATGCCCTCGTCTCCTCATAATCTAACGCATCGTTTACCTTTAAACTATGCAGGGCACTATCTAGCCAAGTTTTTAGTTTTACACTTCCAACCATTTTTCGGAACGCCTCAGCAACAGCCTCGTCATCCTCTGTCTCAGCATTCCGTCCCCACCATCTGTAATCACGACCAACCATTCCACATGTCTCCCAGATGTCTTTCTTCTCCCATAGCAGCGTAATGCCGTCACATGGCTGCGACTGGCAAAGAGCGTTAAAGTGGTAGACGAGCAATTTCTGAATAAGGTCAATAAACTTTCTATTACCGCCCACTGGCTTTGCCGGAAGTATCTCATCATCTGGTCGTATGCTTTTTATAATGATTTGCCGACCAGCCTTCTTTAGAACCACGAATCTGTCCAGCTCTTCCAAGAATGCAGGACGACTATCTCCAGTGATTGGTTTTCCATGACTATCAAGTACGTCCAAATATCTTGCAAGCTCAGAAAAGTTCTTAAAAACTTGACCATCTGATAGTTTTGTTATCATATCTGGTGTAACATCGTAAGTTTTTGCCATACGGTAATACCTCCTAAAGTTTTTGAATATCAAATCGTATATATAGAATGTGTAATATCAGTTTTGATATTCAAAATTCATAATTTGTTAATATTTAGTTGTACTTTGAATTCTGTAAGGTTTTATCACCCACAACTCCTATCACAAAATATCTTTTAATGGTTTACTCGACTTGAAGCTATGGAGCGTAAGCGACATAGATTCAATTTGAGTAAACCTACGAGCGTCCGCAGACGCGAGATCCCTCTCCACGCCCTGTCTGGAAGACTGCTATAAATATCCACCACAACAATCCTCCGGCTAACTCCTTTATAGTATCCTGTATTATATAGCTATCTACACTCATTATACCATGAGATTGCCAAAAATTCAATAGCTACATAATACAGGATGCATATTTCTAACGCCTATTATAATAAGGTATGTTTCTGAGAGTGTTACTCTCTATGAAGAACATTTAAATGCTCTGTGTGTTCAGTATAAGCTGCCAGAGGCTACAATTATGCTTTTTGTAGGTCTTTGGAGTTTCTGAGAATACTGCTCAAATGCCAGATCAGTCCATTTATGACGATAGGGGAGTATAGATGGGTACAAATAGGTACTTTATGCTCCGAAGAATGGTCATTTTCGGTACATTTTGGGTACACATCGGGAAAACCCGCATGAATCCTAGCTTTTTCGGCTTTTATTGAGTTAAAAAGGAACAAAAACAAGGGTAAAAAGGTACAAATAAAAAGAAAAACTAGCCAAAATATAACGCAAATTCGTTAAATTCTAGCTAGTTACCGAATGAGCCACCGATTAAAAAATAGCGATTTTAAGCCATTTTTGGGCATTTTTGATGGAAAAGTGATAGAAAAATGAGTGATTTGTAGGTGTATGTAGGAGAGGGTATAGGGTTGTATTTTGGGATATTTTTGACAGGGGAAAGTATACCCCGGGTAGGAACAAGTAAAATGGATAAATTGAGTTGATGGGAGAGAGATTGTGGTGATTGAAAGAGATTGGTATTTTTGTGGAAATTGTTGTGCAGAATGTATAGAGAATAAGAGAAGATGAAATTCATAATTGGTGATTATGAACAAGAAAGATGTACTGGGATCTCGGCCTGCTGCCTGGAATGCCTCAAAAATGAAAAGTATTCCCCATGGGGAAAAGCCGCTTTTGTGCAAAAAGCGGCATTCACTTTAATTGAATAAAGTACCTGCTTTGTCACTTTCCAGGCCGGGAATTATTCCTATTTTTCCAGTATGTTTATAGTATTGACTTTTGCCGGGAATTGAATTTGCAAATTAGTTGCATTTTCAAATGTTCGATTGTTCAAATTTGAAATACTGTACCACTTTAGCACTTTATCAAAGTAAATCAATTACTTTGCTTTAATACTTTAACACTTTACCACGCTAAAGCATCCCATTTTCCCATATAAGGTATTATATATTATATTTTATCCTTATTCCGGCCAAAAAGCCCACTACTTGCCAAAATATAATTTTTAACGATATATCGCTATTTTATAAAAATCTATAATTCTTGCGTGTTCTGTCCATATGTTTGCAACAAAAGTATATGTTCAACCATAGTGGAACGTGGTAGAGTATAGGCACGGAAACGGACAAAGCCGAAACGGTTAGAAAGTTTTCGGCCTATTCGTTGGGGTTCAAGTCAACGAATGCTTGCAAGTAGAAAGGGAACTTGATAAGGGTGGAAGATACCACCCCGACAAAACAAAAAACGATATTTTCCGAAAGGTTAAAGCTAGTACAAACGGAAAATCTTGAACCATTCACCCCGTGCAACTGCCAAAATTCCAGCAAGCACGACAAAAAGAAAGGGGTGCAAAAACAGCGTGAACAGGTTCAAGCTAAAAAGAAATTCCGTTCAAAGTGTAGGCAACTTATCACGTTGGAAAACGTGTAACAAAGTAGGAAAATGGAGAACAGGAAAAGGCGTAAAACAACAAGTTGAATTTTAACAATTTACATTGTTGAAAGTTAAAAATTGAATGGCCGTATAACGTGCCAAACAAGATTTATTCTTGAGTTTTAACCATTTAAATTTTAACTTTCGGATTCAATACTATTGTTTTACGTTGTTTAAGGCGCATTTGTTTGAGATAGCAAAAAGGCGGATGTCTGAAATGGGCAGATAAATACAATCTAGCAAGATAAGCAAGTGGGGATAGTTTGAAAAAATTATGGATACCTTGCGAATAACAGCTGAAAAGCCAAAAGCAAAATTTTGGTTTAGTAGGTTCATACACATGTTGTGCGTATTGCTTGCTATACAATGCACTTCTCTTGTGTGTTATGCTTTTGTGCATATATTGCACCCTGCAAGCACAAGAATTGAGTGAAATAACGGAATACAGAAAAGCATAAAAAACATTATGCAACGCTGAACTTCAAAGGTTTGGCGTTTGGTTTGGACTTCATCGGTCTGGGCTGGCAGTCGATTATAATTTTCTGGACTTCTTTTATTCTTGACAATTTTTCGTTTGTAGGTTAAACGGTAAAACCTACACAAAAGAACGCAAGCTAAAAGGTCTATTCGTGACAGATAGAGGGTATAGTTTGCGTTTTTTAGCATACATACTTGTATCTAGTTGATACACTATAAGCTCATGATCTGTTGGTGCTAACTGTCAGATCGTGGGCTTTTGTGTGTACCAAATCGGTACACTGTACACATTATAACACATTCAAAGGAGAATTACTATGTCTACTACTACCATTCTGTCCGCTATCAACTTCAACGCTACCGCAGCCGCAGAGAAGAACCGCACCACCGGTGCAGCCGTTGCCCTTTTCAAGAAGGGCGGCAAGGAAGTCAACACCTCTGAGAAGGCCCTGGGCAGAGACTGCCTGAAGGGTATCACAGCAGAGCAGTACGAGACCTATTGCAAGGCCGTCCGTGCTGTCTATCTGGATGCTGATTTGCTGGCACGCTATGCCGCAGACGCGGACTCTGTTCAGAAGATTAAGACCTTCTACTTCAACGATCTGACGAGCCTTACCACCGCTATCATGGGCGATACCTTCAAAGTCAATGATGTCTTTGCAACCTTCACTGTTGAGCAGTTCATTGAGCAGAGCGTGGGCAAGGTGCGTGCATTCACCGCTACCACAGCAGGCCACGGCTACGACACGGAAGCAGAATCTCAGACCAAGTTTGTCAAGTGGGTTGAAGCATGGTTTAGTGCCAACGCAAGCGGTGTTGCTATGCTCTCTATGGCAGAGCGTGACCGCCGTGCAAGTGTCCGCAAGCTGTCCTCTAAGGTTGTGCGCCTTACTAAGACCCTGGAAAATGCAGAAGAAGTGCTGTCCTCTGCAAAGAAGGAACTTGACTCTCTCAAGAGCAAGAAGGACACCAACGCAAAAACCCTGGAAAAGAAGATGAAGGCTGTTCAGGGCATGGAAAAGGACCTGGCAGACGTTAAGAAGAGCCTGGAATCTGCTCAGACTAAGCTGGCAGACCTTCAGAGCAAGGACTTCACCAACGACTTCAGCGCAGAAGAGACCCTGTAAGTGAACCACGCAACCATCGTGAACACGCAAGAGCTCTACATAAATGCTAGGCGATTAGTGGTACTAGGGAAGACGTAACCACTACCAACACGGCAGCAATGCCGTCACTATTAAATAGAAAGAGGTGAATACTATGCAAAAGTTCCTGTGCAAGAACTATGCAGACCGTCAGATTAAGTTTGACGGTCATTCTGTGCCGTCTGGTGCATACTATGGTCAGACCGCAGAGGGATTGCGTTTTATCGCAGTCGTCAGAGCGAATCAGATTGGTATGGTCTGGAAAGATGGCAAAGGGCTTGTGCCGTGGGAGAATGAATACAATCAGAAGATTGTGAATTTCATCAAAAAGAATCCTGTTGGCGCAAACCCCGAATTTGATCATAGCAAGAAGTCTGCCACCCAAAAGAACAAGGCAAGGCACAAGTATGATAACTGGTATAGTAATGACTGTATCAGGAGACGGCATATTAAGGTAAGTAAGAGCAGAAAGCCGATGGGCTTTGGTGGTGCATACCTCAAAGCAACCCGTGAACTGTATGGTGAGAATATCGGTAGAAAGCAGGTGAACTACCTCGATGGCTATCGCTGATTACCAAACCTTGCACAAGAGTGATAAATCTGCTATAATTGCATCAAAAGGTGGTGCGATTATGGCAAGCAAGTACGACAATATGAGCAGAGAAGAGCTTGTTGCCGCTATGAAAGCGCGAAATAAATCTTATAAGTGGCAAAAGGCTTGTGTTCTTACTCCGGCAGAGGGTGAAAAGCTGGAAACTGAAATTCTTCCTCTTTATGGCTGTATAAACGTGTCTCAGCTTGTTAAAAAAATTGTCAATGGTGAATTGATTGTTTCCCCGTCAGAATCCAACTAATAAACCCCATAACCCTTGCAACAACGTCTTGTGAATTTATCGCAAGGCGTTTTCTTTATGCCTTGTTTTGTATAATTATGCAAATAATTTGCAGAATATGTAAAATGAAAACAAAAAAGGAGAACACAATGAAAGAATACGCAATCTTTGTTGCCTGTGAAGAGGATAAGGACCCCAATTTTGGTGGCCGTTACGTCCTCTACACGGAAGAGGAAGTGAATACCCTGGGTGGTCTGGACGCTGTTCTTGCCAAATTGAAGGCAGAAGGCGAGATCATCACCGGTATTCAGACTGGTGAACAGTGAAATCAAACACGTCAGAAAATCACATAAAAGAGGACTTTTAACAATGAAAAATGATATCAATTTCGTTTCTATGATTCATCTGGCAGATACAGATGGAAATCGGTTTGTAGCAATCTATAAGCCGATGTCAGAAGAAGAGCGTCAAGCGTTGCTTGAACGTTATTGGCAAGAGAATCGTTGGGGCACACGATTTGGAGCCCCTGATATTCTCGATGTGTTTCCGCTTGATGACTCATGTTTTCCGAACCAGTGGTTTGAAAACATGAGTGAATGCGAAAGAAACTCAAAATGCAGCTACTGAATGAAAAACGCCGTGAAGTTAGTGGGCACGGGGAAGAAAGATCCCACTACCAGCCCAATAGGGTACGCAATAGCGTTGTAAAAAATGAATTTGCAAAGCCTGGTTTATCCTGGCAGAAAGGAAGTCTTGTTATGAAATCGCTTCTCATGTTATTCGGCTATTCTGCTTATCATGCAGAGTGCGTTGCACCTATGATGTGGGCTTTCGTAATTTGTGCCATTGCTATTGGCGTGGCAGAATGGAAAGGGTGGTGAACTAATGTTTCGTAATGTAAAGAGCTTACGATTCATTGGAACGGATGACTTTCACCGTGAAGTATTTATCGATAAGTTCGGCACAGTATGGAAATACACAGAACCCGGTGAAATGCCGCAAGAACGGCATGACAAACTTTACACTTCATCCAGCAACAGCATGGATGGAGAACCAGAAGAACCGATGGCAGATGACCTCGATTACAAGATCTAAAAGGAGGACTGTAATGAACAGAGAAGATATTGATATCCTGGAAGTGGGCAATGCTTACACAGCACTGTTTTACAAGAAGAATCACTATCAGCCATACATTGTGGCGTGGCATTTTGACCCGGATTCCTACACATGGGATCAGGGTCATTATTTTTGTGACCTGAAATCCGCAAAGAAATTCTTTGCAGAGCAGGAGCGCAATAATGCAAATTGCAAGTATTGCGAAAAGCTTGATTGCCCTCATAGGGATTGCGTCAGACGATTACCCTATGAAAAGGGTGGAATCCTTGCTTGTGAGAATCTTTGGTAAAGGAGAATGAAAAGCATGAAAAAGTATGTCATGTACGAATCGCTTGGAATGTGGTATATCACCACGGCAGAAAATCACAATCGTTATATTACGGATGCAAACAAAATCATCAAGTTGAGCCGTGACTTTGAGGAAGCGAAGGCCATTGTTGATTACAATTGGCACGGCTTTGATGATGTTGAGATCATTCAGAAATAAAAGATATGTTTTAAGGAGAGCTTGATATGACCGCAAGAGAATATTGTAAGAGCCATCCTGTAACTGCTTATGATAGCAGCTACGGCAGATGTGGTGGTTTCCAGATTCATGGTGACGTTCAGTATGGCATTGATGATTATATCTATGCTCAGTCTGGCGTACTCATTGAAGATGAAAAGTATCACAGTTACCATCACTTGAAGATTATCTATGCACCGTCTGGCAGAGCATACGTCAAGTGTTTCGGTAAACGAATCTATCTTGATGAGTGCATGAGAGTGTAAAGGAGAACGCAAGATGAAAAAGGGTCAGTGGTTTATGAACGATGAAACAGGTGTTATCACTAATATTCATCGTGAAGCTGTCGAGTGGTATCGGCAGGGTGCAAACATTTCCATCTGGATCAACGGCGTTATTGTTTGCCGTTGGGGTCATTGATAAGAAAGGAGAACGCAAGAATGCGTGCTACTGTTGAGGTTTACGAGAATAATGCAGGCGGTATCTTTGTTGCCGTCTTTGGTAAAAATGGCTTGAAAAAGCTGTTTGTTGTTACTCCTGATAATAATGAAACAAGAATGACGAGGGCATTCTATCAGGAAGCGTTGTACGGATTCTCTGGTGTGGATGACTACAACGCAGCAGATTTTTCTGGTCTGTCTATGGATGATGCTTATATGGATATCTGCAGTGGCAACCTGATTGCAGAATTTTACGACAATTGTGTTGTGAATCTATATCCGGCAGACATGGGATCTGCTGGTATGAAATTATTTGGTTTGAAAGATTGAAAAGGAGATACATAAAATGAAACTTACTCAGAATAAGCTGTCCGTCATCCTGGCTACTGTTGTGGCTGGTGTTTCCATTCTGGCAAACTGTATGACTGCAAACGCAGCAGAGCCTATGAAAACTCGCCTGGATAATCGTTATGTCCTGGCCGGTAGCGTGGATGAAATCGCAACGGAATTAAGACCATCCATGTTATTGATGAGAACGGCGAGGAATGGCTGTATTCTTATGCAAGCATGGAAGAAACCCTGGCAGATGGTCAGAATGTGACCATGATTATGAACAGCAATGGAACAGCAACCATCTACGATGATACCATCGAGGATGTTCTGTGGGCACGGCCTGATGAAGTGGATGTTGATTGATATTCACAGAATGGTCACGAAAATAAAACGTATTAACGCATTAAAATGTGGCGTTAATAAAATCTACATTTTAGTGCTTGACAAAATCAGCAGTATCCTGTATTATGTAGCTAGAAAGAGTAGTCCGTCATAGGACTTTTATTTTTACCATATAGCTATATAATACAGGATACGAAAGAAAAGGAGATTCAAACATGAAACGCACAAAGTCTATGGTTTATCGTGAGACCGATGAAAGCAGAGAGCTTGAGTTGTGTGCAATCAATGACGGTGATCTGTATCGCAAGATGACCAGTCCGTTTATTGAAAAACTGAAAAAGCGTTATAAGGCTGGGACTTATGACAAAGAAAAAGCAATCGACTATTATTTCCAGATTGCAACGGAGGAAGCTCGTATCTACAACAAGAAGTTTGGTAGCGAGCCTGATTTCTGTCGTGTGTTTAATGTTCAAAGCCGATTTACCGTAGCTGTGAATATGGAGAAATATTATTTCGCAGAAGATGTTTCTTATGAAGGGTGAGGTGTTAAAAATGAAAGGTATCGTTTTTGATTTCTGGTATGGCGACAAGATCGAGGATTGCGATGGTGTTAAATGCTACTTCTGTGATTTGGATGGGTCTACTCGTGGAAACTTCTATAAGGGAAAGGATGCTGTTGGGGATTTCACGGCAGAATCTGCAGCTCTTATCGAGAAGGCATGGAATGATTCACATGATTACGATAACAGATTGATTATCTTTTGAGAGGCGAGTGAAAATGAAGATTCTGTATTTTGAAGGTGCTGGTTCTTTTGACTATCACTACAAAGGGCAAGATATTCACTTTGGAGATGTCGGAAATTGTAGAATCCGCACAGCATTTCACGTTGAGGACAAGGCTTATTATTTGGAAATTATTTCATGTGAAAGAAATAAGTACAATATAAAATCCGGTCTTTATAATTGGCCTGTGACTGGATTTGTTGATATGTTTGCACCAATTGATGAAGGAACAGGTGAAATTGATTATAAAAATAGTTTCAATAAACCGCCGATTGTTCCTGTTAAGGCTGGCGTGAAACGTACTCCGAGATCTTTTGAGTACAGCAAAGAACGCATCTTGAAAATTGTAAATGACATGACTGGTGCAGACTTTGATGCGATTGAAGTGGCAGATGAATATAGTGGATTCAGAGTGTTTGCAGATCGTGTAAACCGTATCAGTCAGTATCATTTTGGAGATGAATTCGTTCCGAATCATGAATATGAAGTGCTTCATAAAATGGCATACGAAGCAATTCTTGAAAAGAGAAAGGCTGTTTCTGGGGAACGATTTCCTTGTGTGATATTTTACATCGAATCAGCAGCGTCTCCGTATTTTATGTACAGACCGTCTGATAAGCCACACGGAGCGGAAAAGAGGGTTGATGTAAGAACTTTTAATATCGATGATATCGAGGTGTGAAGAGTGATTATTGACAGCATTCTCGACCGTAAGGACGGCAGACACTACAGCGCACATGATTTCTATATTGAGGTCAGAAAATATGAGCGTCTAGGTGTTGGGACAAATGGCGAGGATATTTCTATTGCAATGGATTACGGTGATAACCGTGATGTGCAGCGTGTGCTGTGCCAGTACGTCAAGAGAAATGGTTATCCGACAGATATTGAAGACTACATAAGAAGTCAGGTTTGGGTGGTGTAAGCAGCAGATGCTAGGTGATTAGCGGTACTAGGGCAGACATAACCGCTACCAGAATGCGAAAGCATAAAAATATTAAAAGGAGTGTTAAGTATGAAGGCATACATCGTTCGCTATTGGGTGCACAAAGGTTATGAAATCGATAGCTTTTTCTATAAGAAAGAAGAAGCTGAAAAGAGGGTGCAGGAAATCAATGATTCTAACAATAGCTGGGATAGCCTGGTTAATTATGCAGACATTGAAGAGATTGAATGCTGTTAACTAAAATCATGCTTTTATCGGAGGAGAAATATTATGAAAGTTATCGAGTTTATTAACCGTCTGAACCTGATCGGCTACGACGAGAACACGGAGTTGGTTTTTGGTGCCTATGATGATACGGAGTTTCGTAATTGGCACGAATTGGGAAATCCTGTTTGTTACCGTGGACTCGATATTATTGATAACAGCGGACCGAAAGATATTATTGCTGTCGATATGGATATGTAATAAAACAGATATTTTACAACGATTGATAGAGGTTTTATTTATGAAGGTTTATAAGAGCAAGGAATCGAAGAATACCGCTTATATTAGTGAAGTTATGATGCATCCTTATTACGGTGCTCCAGCGGAACGTGGATACCAGTTGGCTATCTATGATTCTTATGGATTCAATTACCATGTGTCGTGTCACGAAACACAAAACGATGCCCTTTGGTATCTTCAGAATCGTTGTGGTGGTGGGTACGAATACGATAAGGAGATTTGAGTATGACCAACAAAGATATGAAAGTGATTCTCACAGCACTTAGTTCCTACCGCAGAAAACTGATTGACCAGTCTGTTGAATTTCTTAGAGCTGGCAATCACGAGGATGCAAAACAGTCAACGATGGAAGCAGCCAACGTGAATGCGTTGGTGATTAAGTTTACAAGAGAAAAGGAGCTTGCAATATGAATAATGAAAATAAGATTGTTGTGACCAGCTGGAATGGAAAGTCTTGGGAGATGACACCTGAACAGATTGAAGCAGCGTACCGTTACAAAGAGCATCAGTATCGTATTGAAGATGCAGAGAATCAGCTTGATGGCAATGCTGATTGGATTGAGGAAGAATACGGTTATTCTCACGATGAGATTATGGATTTTGCTGACGAATTAGCAGAACGATTCGAGGATAAATTTGATTGCAATGTATCAGAAAATGATGATTGGGTAGCACGTATCATAGAGATGTTTGACGCCGCAGGTAGAAAGGAGAGCAACGATGACTGATCCTTGCCGTTATTGTGTAGCACCGGAGCGTTATCCTGGTTGCCACGACCATTGCGAAAAGTTAAAAGCCCATCGTGAAAGTGATGAGTATAAAAAGCTGTGCGAATATAAGAATACATACCTAAAAAGCCATTCGACAGCAAGCTCTACACAGATTAACAAAGCGATGCGGTACTTCAAATGTAAAGGTTATAGCCTTTATGGATTCAAGAATGTTGGGAGTGTGTAAAATGAACGGCTATTACGTTACTATTGAAACAAGCGTTACTTACACAACGTTTGTAGAAGCAGACAACAAAGATGATGCTTATGAAATTGCAAAAGATAGATTTGTTGCCGGTGAAATCGAACCAGATAATCCAAACCAAACGGATATTGATTGTGTTACGGTAAAAGACGCAGAGGAGTGATAAAATGAGAGAATTTGAAGGTTTTATTTTTCCTAACGGAAGAATTGTAGCGATTCCTGAAGAGGAATATATGGCAGCTATCGAAGCGGGAAAAGAAATTCTTGTGTTTTGTGGTGGATGGGCTGGTGGATATGCTAGAGCGTTTGGTGCAGATAAGGAACAGGATATTTATGAGCCTGATAAAACTTGTTACATGGTCTATTCGTATGATGTCATGGATAAGACCTTTACGCCAGAAGATATGAAGCGGTTCGCTAAAGTAATTGTCACAGATGGTATCCGTGTGTACATGAAAACAGGTGAGTCGGCCAGTGATTATTATTCTGGAACCTTCTGTGACTGTGGCACGAAAGACAGGCTCGAAGAACATTACCCTGACACTTGTAGCAACGATATTGAACAATACGATTTCAGTGATTGTCAGACAGTTGATTTTGATATGACGGTTCGTATGCTTGGCGCAGATGATAAAGATTACGAAGGTATGGTAAAGATGCTCAAGGGGATTTTGAGGTGATAAAATGTGGGATTTAATTGAAGATGAATACTCTGAAGAATATAAAATCGGAAGAGCAAAGTTCAAGAACAAACAAACAGGTCATTACTTCACAATCATGTATATGGTATTTAGTTTTTATGTTTCTTTTTATTATCCAGAGTATTCTTTCTTTTTTGTTCTTCCTACCGCAAGAGATAAAGAAGAAATGAAAGAAATTATTATTTTAAGACATTCTAAAACTTTGGAGGATTAACTATGTGGGATTTAATGGGTAACAATTATTCAGAAGTATACGGTATTGGATATGCTTTACTGAATGGAATTTCAGCTGGATTTTATGTGAGTGTCATGTACAAGGATCTTGGAGATAAAATTCACTTCTATTATCTTGATAATGCTCCTTACGGAGAACTCGATGATAATACCAAAAATAAAATTGAAGATATTATCCGTGATGACCTTAACAAGCGTCATATTTTTGGGGAGGACTGATCATGTGGGATCTGAGGGAAGTTCACGCTTGTTTTGATGGTGAAGGTTGGGTATGGAATGAATCTTTTCATCACAAGAATGTGTTCGTAGGAGAGAATGAAGATCCGAAAGAAATCTTTTGGCAGGAATGTCAGATATTCTTTCTTCAGGATTATCTAAGTAAGTGTGAAATCGTGGATGATGGCGATATTCTGGAACTTCAATTGAAGGGTTCCGGTGAGCCGGTTCTTGCTATGGTGATTGCAGAGTAAAGGAGAATGAGTTATGACACGGTTTTATCTTAATGCAGGTGCTCTTAACCGTTGGATGCACCAGAATAAAGCACAATATACTGGTGCTTACGTTGAGGGTGTTCTGGTTGATAGTTTTGTCGTTGAAACAAAGCGTGGAGTCGCAGCTATCTATGAACACTACTTGAATGAGTGGACAAGCAACTATTATGTTGAGTTTACCGATTATAAGAATGGTTTTAAGAACGGAGAGGTCGATAAAATTTGGTCTGATTGGTATGCTTTTGAAGAAAAGACAAGCGCATAAGAGGTGAGTAAAATGTATGTGCTTCTCGCTTACGAAAAGGATGGCGGCTATTATGATGAACTCTTCAGAAATAAAGATCTGAAATATGTTAAAGCAACAGGTGTGGGTTTGATGCCTGTTCTGAAAAGCAACAAATTAAGAGCTTGTAATGGAGAACCTTACGATTGGCTTGAAATTTGGAATGATGAAGTTGATGATCTTGAACCGTTGTTGATTATTACTGCAAACGGATGCTTATAAAAGGGAGATTTTAGATATGGAAAAACTGTATTGCTACGATAATGAAATCATAAAATGGACTTACGGCGATAATTTGTATTGCTTGCATATCCAGCACGATGATGAAGCAGATAATAATCCTCGCTGGTGGGATGACCATGATTCCACAATGGCCTGTTTCCATTCTCGATACAATCTGGGTGATAAGATTGATGCGAAAACACCGGAAGAGTTTTGGAATAACCTGGTTTGCAAGTATTGCTCCGATGAAGAAATTATCAATGCCTTGATTGACATGAAACTAGAAGAATCCTGTGTGGTTATTGACAACGATAACAGTAGTATTGAAGAAACTCGTTATGCGATTTGTTGTCGTGAAGATCAAGCCAATCCTTGGTATACCAATTTGAAATACAATGAAATTGCGACGTATGCTCGTGGTGATTTTTCTATTCGTGATTGTCAGATTCTTCTTGATAAATACATTGCATGGCTTCCTCTTTGGCTGCATGACCATTCTGGTCTGTCTATGGATTGTGATACACGGTTCAGAGATTTATGGGACGACGGCAAGGTTGGTTGGATTGTGACCGCTATTTCGGATGGTTCGGATAATACTAAAAATGAAGCAGAGCGAATCATGCGTGATGAAGTTGAGATTTACAGCGATTATCTTTCTGGTGAAAACTACGGCTATACACTTTATCGAGAAGAACACGGAAAGTGGGAAGAAATCGATAGGGCATTTGGATTTATCGGTACTGATGTGTTTGAAAATGGTATTGTATACAGCGCTGGATGTAGTCTCGAAAAAGCATTAAAGGAAGATCAGTGCCGTATCGGTGATGCTGAAAGAGTTGTTACTGTTACTTACAACTTTGACAACATTTAAGGAGGTATGGATCATGAAGAAACTCACAGCAGAAGAGTTCGCCGAAAAGGTTATGGAGAACGGCACTGAAATTGATTACAGTGAATGGGCTTCTAAGAATCGCGGTTGCGAGGTCTGGGAAATCTATGCACACATCAATGAGAATGGTGAAGTAGTCCATGGAAATGGAATCGGAATCGAAAGTATCTGGACGTACCTAGAACTTGAAAATGAAGAACAGGGCAAGGCGTTTATGAACGGCGAGCTGGATGATATGGAAAAGAAAGTTATTATTGATGATCTTTACCCTGAATATCTTAAAATTTTGGAAAACTTATAATGATTTTATTTTTAGGAGAGGAAATATTATGGATAACAATATGATGGAAAGAATCAAGTATCTGAAGCGTGAGCTTTTTATGGATGGGCTTGATACTATTGAAAACTTTATTGGCTACAAACTGAACGGAGACGAGGATGATGATGTTATTGAACGCCGAATAGATATCGCAATCGATTGTATGTCGGAAGATGAGTTGAATATTTGGTTTGTAAAGTATAATATCGTTTAAATTTTCGGATGAAAATATTCTCAATGAGGTGTAAAAGCATGAAGATGAATATTGACATTGATATTGAACGTGTTGGAAAGGGTTTATTTAACGTCTATATCAGTGATAATGGAAATTCTGGTGCGGAATACAAAAATGTAAATTGTGATCAGATCGGTGAGTATGTAGCAGATTTGATTGATTGTCTGGAAGAAAGTTATGAGGTTTAAAGTATGAGTTACAACGGTGGGCCTTGTTGGTCATGCATTGAGAAGTCTTGTAAGAACTGTCCATGTGCTGTCGCAGAGTCTTTTAATAGTACATATCTTACTGCACAATGGATGTTAAAACTAAGAGAAAATAAAGATGATTGCGACAAATTTGTTGAACGTCTTTGGAAAGAGAACACTGATTTTGCATGGGTTGAAAACGAACGTGGAGAATTAGTTCTTGATCAGAAGTGGAGAGGCTTTCCAGTTGGCAATTTCACACAGGATGAATGGTTTCATTGGGTAGATGAGTTCCATAGTAAAGGCGTTGGCTGGGTTTACGAGAATGTGAGTGTGTAAAATTTAAGAGGAAAAATATCATGAAAACTTACACAAAAGACGAACTTTATAATCTCCTGAAGAACGGCGCTATTCTTGATGAATTGCTTGATATGAGTGATGGGCAAGAGTGTACGATATTTAAAGCGGATTGCTTTCCTGAAGAGGACTGTTATAACAGCGTTATTTATATTCCTGATCTCGATATGAATGGTGTTGCCTATGACCATAAAATGACTTTGCAAGAACTTGCAGACGCATATACGAACTTTTACACTGCACAGGATATTATTGATATCTGTGAAGGTGATGAAAAGAAGGCAAAACGAGTGTTTTACAATTGTGATTGGCAGCATCCATCCACCGAACTTACAGAGATGGAAGCATTTGACGAAGATGATTGCGATGCTCGATATTATTATGCTGAAACTCGTTTTTGTATCGATGACGTTATCGATGCAGCGAAAAGAAAAGGTGTTGTATTGAGCCAGCAGCAGGCTGAATTGTGGTGGGAAAAGAATGAAAATTGGTTCAAGGATACTCTTACTGAATATGGTAATGAGATTCTTTTTAATGCAAATTTTAGTGAGGTGTAAATATGTGGTGTGTTATCGAATGTGGTTCTAAAGGTGAAATTTTTGAGCCTGAGTTTTTTCAAAACGAAAAAGAAGCTATGAAATATATCGTGGATGATTCGAAAGAATGCTATGCAATGTATTCTGACCTTCCTAATGTTCTGGCTTATTATGATAGTGACGAACTCGAAGCACAGGTTTGGACGGATGAATTTAGTTTCAGATGGAAAGCATTTGATATTTCTAACATATTGATGTAAAAGGAGAGTTTTATTATGAAATATGACACTCAAGCGATGGCCGAGGTCCTTTGTAAAACAGCAGGCGTTGAATATAGCTCTGATTTGGAAAATTTGCTGTACCATTTAGATGTTCAAGCACAAAATCCTTACAATGCAGATTTTCGGCGTACAGGTTTGGCTATCATTGCAAAAGTGTGTGAGGAGTTGAAAAAACGATAATGTATTACCATCTTGAATACTCTGTCAGACACTTTATGTACGGCGATACATATAGAGGGCATGAAGTCTATCCCACAAAAGAGCTGCGTGATGCAGAACTTGACTGGATGAAAACGTGTTACAGCAAGCCGACAGAGCTTGTCTATGCAACGTATGAAACCGAAACACTTAATGAAGATAAGATAATAATATAATGAGGAATTAAGGGAGTGAGAGTTATGATTATCCAAAATTGCGGATGGGATCATTCAGTGGATGAAGTTAAGGAAGCTCTTGATACACTTTCATATTGGTTAAGAGAAGGTGTGAGAGTTGGGATTTTTAATAAAGAAACCAACAAATATGAGTTACTAAAACCTTTTGATTCAGAAAAAACTTTTATTTTGGAGGACATTAACTTATGACGGCACGTGAGATTGCAGAAAATTTCGTCAGTACAATGAACCCGTCAGGTTGGGACGGTGTTGGGAAGAAACCTGATGATTTTAATGATAAGCAGCAGGTTACATATCATGTGGGTAAATATCCCGATATCGATGTTGATATCCATTACGAATATGACGACAACAAATGGTGGCACGTTTGCGAAGCATACGACAAAGAACTTAATGAAAGACTTTGTGGTGGTGCATGGGGCGATACCGTGAACAATATTGATGATATGATTAGAACTATTAAATGTCTTTTCGATATGTTAGGCATTAAACTTTAATAAAATCGAGGTTTTAAAAATGTGGACTTTTAATAGGATTTATCTTCGGGAAAGTTGTATTTTGCTTATTGAGGAGGACGGAGAAAAGAGTGCAATCACAACAAGTGCATATGACTTAATAAGAGTGTACAATAACGGCGAGAGTGAATGTCCTTGTGATAACGCAAAGGTTATTTATTGCTCGATTTTTAATGTAAAAATGAAATGTAAAACGTTCAAAGAACTTATGGATATGCTTGAGAAAATTGTAGCTGATTGTTGTTGAGGTTTTAGATATGAAAAATAAAGCAGTGGTTGTTGTTTATGACGATACGATGTGTAATGGTCCTTACCGTGTAGAGTACAAAACAATTGAAGATGCGGTAGAGGCTGTTAATAATGATTTTGAAAGTCTGATGAAAGAACTGCGAGATGAAGGCTATGAACCTGAATGGATTCGTGATGGCTACCATATGCTTGAGGTTTATGTTCCGAATACATCTATTAACGCATGGTGGGATTTTAAGTAAGGAGAATTAAAAGTGGATATCAATGATATTAAGATGTTTGAGCAGATGATGGTTGATAGCGCATTTATTGATGCCGTTGATTTTGATTCAAAGGTTGCTGCCCCGGCAGTGGAAGTACGCAAGATGAAAATGAAGGGTGTGTGCTCCTTCAATGAATACATTAACTACTTACAGACAATTACAGGCAATGCAAAGTTGTTCTGGAAGTATCAGTTTTGAGGTGACGATTATGAGTGAATTTGAAAATCATGTTTTCGATGTTTGGAATCGTTTTGTAAGAAATATGCCTTGTTGTCCAGAAGATGGTTGTGATCGTTGGTGTGATGGTGAGAATATTCTATGCAAAACATATGAAGATGCACAGAAGGTCGCTGATTATATTGATGAAAAGGCTGGACGAGCAATATCTGCTACCGGTTTTTATGATCCAGAAGAAGATAAGAGAATGGGATATGTAGATAAGTATACTGGATGGTATTATGTCACAATCTGATAAAACAGTTCTTCTATGAAAAATCAGTAACAAAATAACAACGTACATACGTTATTAAATGAATGAAAAAGGAGTAAAACAAAATGGCTACTAACAATCCTATGACCGTTATAACCTCTAAGCCCTTTGGTGCACTGAATGTGGATGTGTACCAGAATGATAAACATCAGTATTATATGACCCGTGAACAGATTGGGCGAGCACTGGAATGTAAAGAACCTCGGAAATATATTGCAAAGATTCATGAGCGTAATGCAGACCGTCTTGACTCCTTATCAACTGTCGTCAAATTGACGACAGTTGAAGGTGGAATCACGAAAGAGCGTGAAATTATTTGTTACAGTTTGCGTGGTGTTATGGAAATCTGTCGTCTGTCTCGTCAGCCGAAGGCAGATGCGTTTATGGATTTCTGCTGGGATATTATGGAATCTCTGATGCGTGGTGATTCTGTTCTGGCTACTCCTAAAATGGATGCTGAATTGAGCAAGGAGTTTATTGATGTAAGACTTCACGCTCTGTTTGATAGTATGAAGAATCTTCAGAGTGAACTCGATTCCACCCGTAAAGATCTTAGTGAACAGATTGAGGAAGCTCGTGCTACTAGCAATGAAGCACTGAATGTGATTAGTAGCGTATCTCAGTGTGTCCATCAGATTAAGGACAAGCAGATGGATGATGCGATTCGTTCTACTAGAAACTTTACTCCTCGTAAGGATGTGGTGAGTGACTGGCGTAAGAAGATGTATGAACGTATCAATGTGATTGCGGAAATCAATGAGATGAAGGTTCAAGATGTGTTTCGTGATGTTTACGAATACATGAATAGTGTTTATACCTTCGTTATCGAGGAAGAGCGTAAAAAGTATTGCGCAAGAACTGGTCGTACTGGTTACATTCCTACGATTGATGTGGTCGAAGCAAGCACAATGTATAAGTCTATCTTTGGTGCTCTGGTTGAGGATCTGTATACCGAAGCGGTCAGCAAGAAGAAGGAAGAAGCTACTGAACGGAAAGCTTTGCCTGAAGCAAAAACTATTGAAGCAGCTCCTGAAGTGGCTGTCTGTGATGCTCCTGTGATTGAGGTGGAAGTTAATGAAGTTGAGTCTGAGCCGGTTGCGGAAGAAAAGCCCAAGAAGCAGAGCGAAACGGCGAAGATTCTTATCCCGATTCTGTTACCTTTGGCAGAAAAGATTAATGATAAGCCGCAATACAAGCACACTTATACTCTGATTTACGAGCATATTGGTTATAAGAAGATGAATAATTTATTTATTGCTTATGAAAAAGCTCACGGTAAAGCACCGAATCCGAAGCCCAAGGTGTTTATTGAAAACGAAAAGAACCTCGCGTTGTTTAAGAAAGCCGTAAAGCAGCTGATGAAGGAGCAATTTGAAAAGAATTGAGGTACATAAAAATGAAGATTTATGTTTTACACGAATGTATTGATTCTAGCGATTTTTACGCAGAAGATAATGTGATTATGGTCACAAAGGATAAAATCAAAGCAATTGATAAAATGGTATTTCTGTTTAATGAAAGCAAGAATGATTTACAGCCGGTAAGCGATGACGAGACGTGGTGCGTTGCTACTGAAGCATCCGTTGTTAGTGGAGATTCTGGAAATTATTATCGCCATCACTGGAAAATTGATGAGTTTGAGGTATAAGAAAATGATGAAATATGGAAACATAACGTGTAAACGATGTGGGGTTACGTGGTATGGGCCAAAGTGTGGAAAGCTCTATTGTGATAATTGCAGAAGGATTGTGGATAGAGAAAAAGATATTAGATGTAAAAATAAAAAGAAACACAAACCGACATTTGTTGAAATTACAAGAATGGCAGATGCAGAAGGACTGTCCTATGGCAAGTATTGTTTAAAATATGGAATCTAAAGGAGACGCAAATATGAACGCAGTACCTGAAAAGAACGAAAATAACGCAGTTGAGTTTAATCCGCCAAAGGTTGATCCTGCTCCCAAAGTGAAACATAACCAGGCGAAGAACTATAATATCAAACGCAAGGAAGCTTGTAATGGAACGGTGCAGCCTATTAAAGATGTAGAGGATATTAAACGAATTTCGGAATATTTTTGGAATCGTGGGATGTACCGTGATTGGTGTTTGTTTAATGTTGGTGTATGTACTGGTTTTCGTGCAAGCGATTTGCTTCGTTTTAAGGTTTCAGATGTTACAACGCAGAGGGTAAATGGAAAGTTGCAAGTAAATGCAAATGCAAAAATACGAATGAAGGAAAAGAAGACTGGAAAATACCGTATTGTTTTTCTTCCAGAATCTGCTTTGGAAGTGATTTCTACTTATATCAATAAAGTTAAGCTCCATTATGACGATTGGCTTTTCCCGTCATGTAAAGGCAGCTCTCGCAATTCACTGAGGAGCACAGGTGGGACATCAATTAGTAAAAAGACTGGAATTATGTATACACACGAGGCAAATCCAAAGGTAGCCGGGGAGCCGCTTGATGTGGATAGTTTTGGACGAATTATGAAAAAGGTTCAAAAGGATATGGCTCTTCCATATAATCTTGGAACACATAGTTGCCGTAAGACATTCGGCTATCAGTTTATGGTACAGCACCGTGATGATGTTATGGCTCTGGCCTGGCTTCAGCACGCTTTGAATCATAGTAGTCAGGCAATCACTCTTCATTATATTGGTCTTGATTCAGAAGTGGATGAGAGATATTACTCTGGAATCAATTATGGTGTGAATACTCATAGTGAGAATTCTTGAGGTGTATGATGGCTGATACTTATATTAAAATCTGGGATACTTACGAGAGCTACTTTGAACCACTTAGTGCTGCTGAGGTGGGGCGTTTGGTACTGGCGATGATGAAATATAAATCGTCTGGAACGGAGCCTGAACTCAACGGAAATGAGCGGTATGTGTGGCCTGCTATAAAGAGAGATTTAATTAAAGATGCTGAATACATCGAAGGTAAGCGTATTTCTGGAAAAGCTGGTGGCGAAAGCAAACGCAAGCAAAGCGAAGCAAACGAAAGCAAAAGCAAGCTAGAAAAAGAAAAAGAGAAAGAAAAAGATAAGATATCGTCTTCGTCTTGTGATGGGACGACAACGACGAAACCTATCGAGGATGTTTTCCGAGAGAATATCGGGAAGCTTGGTGCTACTGGTCAAAAAGCTTTGGCAGAATATGTTGAACGCATGGGCGATGAACTTGTACTTGCTGTGATTGGAAAATGTTCTGATCTCGGTGGTAGCACATGGGCTTATGTACGAAAAGCTTTGGATGAAGCGGAATCTCTTGGCTGCAAGACTGCTGATGATTACCGCCGGGTTTGTCCGATAGGGAGTGGCCGTAATACAAGAGTGGATAGGCAAGTTCCTAGCGGAAACGACTGGTTAAAAAATGCAACAAAACGTCGTCCATTGGTAAAAAGAGAGTTAGAAACGGCGTAAATGGAGGTTTAAAATGGGACTTTTACTTGGTTTAGGCTTGCTTGGTGCAGCATTTGCGATTGATGGTGCGAAGCAAGCGCCGTTTGATAGAGCATATCGCCGTCTCGAAAACGAATGGGGCACTTGTACATCGGAAGAAAACAAGCGGTGCGATGCTTTAAAGTATGCCGTACAGAATGGTTTGTGCTTTGAGGATGAGAAGAAGCCTGTGATTGAGTGGCAGAAGCTGAGGGATCTTCAGTGGAAGTATCAGCTGGCTGGTATCTCTTGGCCGAGAGAATCTGCGATTCGAGATGTGTGCCGTCTGGCGGCTCGTGACCGTGGATTTGAGTACAAAGGGTATCTGCGAAACACATTGACGTTTGGTTATATCACTGATCCGAAAAATATTTGCAAGCTTGGTATCGTAGATTGAGAGGAGATTTGAAAATGAATAACACTCGTAGAAAAGCTATTAAGCAGACTATTGATCGTTTCTGTTCCATCCGTAAGAAGCTGGAAGAACTTGTATCTGAGGTCGAAAGTGTAAAATCCGATGTTGAGGATATCCAGTGGGAAGAAGAAGAGTATCGTGACAATATGCCGGAAAACCTGCAGGGAAGTGAACGGTACGATAAGGCAGATGGTGCTTGCACAAACCTGTCCGATGCTGTGGATGCTCTGGATGATATGATTGGTGCGTTGGATTTTGATTTTGGAGATGTGACTACATCTCTTGAGGAAGCAATGGAATGATTAAGACCACAAACCCATTAAAGAGAAGTGCATGGGCTGTGTTCTTGTACAGAGGCAGACAAGTTTATTCATATCTTTTGCGTAATAGCAATCTTGGCGACAAGGAGCGTATGGTAGAACTGCTGGCACGAAGATACATGACAGAGCCTGAGAATATTGTTGTAGATATTGAATTTAGAGATTGAGGTGATAGAGAATGACCGCGTTTGTAATGTTTGCTTTTAATGTGGTACTGATAATAACAGTGAATAATAGTCCGTTTGCATTTTGAATGGGAGGTAAATATGAAAAAATACTTAAATTACCAACGAGGGCTGTTTGGTTTTGGTGGAGCCAATGGAATCAGTAGCAGGATTGAATTTTGCGGGAAGTGCATTCCTGGATGGAAGATTTTTTATGAAAAATATGGTTACAAATATCCTTGGCAAATGTGGTTTAGGAATCCATGGTTTGATAATCGTAGCGGCTACGATAAAATGCTTGACCAGTATAGATTATGGTTCTGTTTTATGTGGTTCAGTTTCGATATTCGTATTGGAAAACGTAAATATGATAAAACCTAAATTCTGTGGAGGAAAACGAAATGATTATTACTATGTATCGAAGAAAATGGAAATTCTCGGTGATGAGCAGAAGACTTTATCCGACAGCCACATTTTGAACGGATTCGGTTTATCTCGATCACTGAAGCTAATGGCCATCATATTGATTTTCATAAGTGTGAGGGCAATATTACTTTTCTACCGCTGAAGTTTGATGATTGTACTACTGATTTGGAAGGCACATGTATCACTGATATTCAGGCTAATAATATCGTGAATTTTGTTCTTGATAACCATGAGGAAGATAAGACTGATTGGTTCTGTGTGAATTGTGGTGCTGGCGTATCAAGATCCGCAGCCGTGTGCGCTGCTGTTATGAGAATTCTGTGTAATGATGATATGCCGGTATTTACAAACAGCTACTTCTGCCCGAATATGACGGTGTACAGAGAGGTACTGAATGCTTGGGTTAACCGTCTGTCTGATGAAAATGAAAGTATTTCGACTGAGATATGGAATACTGTGAATAAAGATATGGTAGAGGAGTAAAACATGAAATACACAAAGCGTGAAATCATTAGCACATATCGAATTCTCACGAAGAATATTCAACAGAATGATCTCGGCTGGCGTGGAAAAATGATTTTAAGTGATGTACTTGATGACTATTTCAGCCGTATTGAGGGTGAAAAAGTTGTCGTCGATCCGAAGTATGGAAGTTTTCGTTGTCCCAAATGCAATACGGTAATTACAAGTAGATATGATCACTATTGTAGGGATTGTGGTCAGAAGTTTGATTGGAGAGAAATAAGATGAAGATTGATTTGACTCTTAATGAAGCACGAGTTATACAAGATGCACTTGATGCGACAAGCCTGTGCCGGTCTGGATGCTATATGGGTTATAAGAGCGGAGACGAGGATTTGTGTTTTAGGCTTGACAAAGATGGTAATTGGCATTGTAAGTTGATGCGAGAAATTGATTCCATCAATGGAAAGCTTGAGGATGCAATGGACGGAAAGTGATAAAATCCGGGTTCTTGTGGATACTTAACAAAAGGATGTGCAGATCGATGATATAACTATTGATGACGTAGGATTATTAGTAAAATTTTGGTAATTTTGATAATTGTGTTGAATAATATCTTTATGCGGTGTATGCTTGAGGTAACCTCAATACAAGATGGTCAAGCCAAAAGACATGTGAGGTTAATATAATGTGGATTATAATAATCCTGTTTATGGTAGCTGACGTTATGTTTGTGTATAGCATGATGAAAGTAGCTTCGCTTACTGACGATCAGAGCGAGCGGCGGGCAATAGAACATGACCGGAAGGAGTGAATGGTATGGATTTCGCAAGTGAAGTGGATGTAATTAGAATGGATCGGATTCTTGAGCTTATTCCGACCGAGTATTGGGAATGGGATGGCGCTGGTAAAATCACTCTTAATGATATTTCCATTGCACTAAACAATGGGGTGGCAGACACATCTCAGCCGTATGGAGATACTTATAAATACCCTGTTTCTAAAAAGAGAAACAGAGATTATCATATTAGTAGAATCCTGTTTTTTGTAAAACATAAAGATCAGATTAAAGAGTTGGATGTTGATAATATGTGTGACGGGTGCTATATCGCTCCGATTCCAGTAATCGTAGACGGATGGCATAGATATGCTGCGGCAACATGGCTCTATAAGAAAGGAGAATTAGACAAAATTAGCTGCAAATACGGTGGAAGAGAAGATGTTCTGCAATATCTTTGCGGTGAAATAGATGAGCTTCCGCTTGATTGATAAAGTTGATAAAAGTTAAGATTTAGGAGGGCTCTTAATGAAATCAAACTATAAATGCTTAGAAGCATCCGACGAATACGGCAGTCCAGTGAACTTTAGTATCCACAAAGAAAAAGAGACGAATCGTGTCGTGTTTTTCGTTGACGTTGAATGCCAAGAGGTTCATCTTACAGTAAAACAAGCGAAAGAACTTGCAAAGATGCTTCTGGACGCTGCAAAAGAATAATTTGATAAAAAGCTGAGATATTTAGGAGGTTTTCATTATGATGAAAGTTACAGAGAACCACACTGAAAAGGAAATCTGGGATGCAATTCATACCCTTTCTGACATCCGGGCTGGGTGCAATCTCTTCGATCTGAATGATGTAGAAAAGTATGAAGCGTGCTCTATGGGCATTCTGGCTCTGAGAGAGGTTGCCGGAGTTGATAAAAACTAAGATTTAAGGGGAGATACATTATGAAAAAGTTCGTTGCTCTTTTTGAAGGTTGGAACGATAAGCACGACCACGAATGTATGTGTTATGTTGTTGATGTAGATGATGATTTTGAAAGTATTTTGAGCGTTGAAGAACAAGCAGAAAAGATGGCTCGAAGTGAATATCCTAATCTGAAAAATTTTGAGACGCTTTACATCAAAGAACTGCTTAACAGATAAGAACTAAGTTCTAAGAGGAATTTTATAATGATTTTTACAGTGACAATGATTGACTCGTTTAAGAACGAGCAGAATGCGAAATTTAGTTCTCCGGTATCAAACACCAAAGGCATCTATTGGATGTCAGATGATAGTTGGATTGCCGGGTACTTCACGGATTTGAAAGAAGCTATCCAGTCTGTGATTGATAATGTGGCCGATGTCTTTGAACATTGCTATAACTATGCAGTGATTGAAGGGTACGAAGAAGGATTCTATCCTGTGGCCGAGCTGACGAAGTGGTTCAAGTATGATGCCAAGAGCGACAAGGCATTTGAGATTGAACCGCCGTTGCATAATAATGTGCGTGGGTATGCATTTTGAAGAAAGGGGATAAGGAGTTATGAATAGCATAAAATATGACGAGAAGGGCAATAGACTGAATCGAATGCAAGTTATTCGGAAGATGGATAAGTTTCGAGTTTCAATGCTTCTTGAGCAGATTGTCAAGCATTCTGAGGATTATCCGTCTTCCAGAGAAGAATGGTTAAAATGGTTAAATGAACCTGCAGGAGATCGTATTGATGAGTTTTGATAGAACCAATATTTTAGGAGTGATACTATGAAAACTTTTGATATTTTAAAAGCTGGACAGACTATTGTGGCCGAAGATGGAGACACAATGAAAGTTATTGATTATGATTTTTATGGGACGGGACAGAAAATCATGTGCTTCATGTCGGATCATTGTGTATATCCATCAACTGAGTTTAATGCAGGTGATTGGGAGATTGAAAGCTGAGAGGAGGTTTTATTTATCGCTAATAAGTTGTTAATAAATCGTGAGCAAAAGATTGCTATTATATGTATGATGTGTCTGTTGACCGGAAATATGGTATCGAAAGTGATGCCAAAAATAGAAACCGAAGGCTTACATACATATTATAATAGCCATATCAATCAAAGCGTTGCGCACGCAACAAAAGAAAGGGACGAAGAAAAGGACGACGAGCCTGTGATTTTCGTAAAGGAAATCGTTGAGACGAAGGTGGTGAATTTTATCCAGGGTAAACATGAACTCACTGATGATGAGCGTGCTCTTGCAGAGCAGATTGTTGCTTGTGAAGCAGGTGCTGACAGTTTGGAAGGCCAGATGGCCGTTGCTCAATGTCTTTATGATTCCGCTGTACTTGATGATTTAACCATCCAGCAGGTCTTTAAGAAGTATGGTTATAGTTCCTTATATAATAGGAAGGTTACGGCAGAGAATGAGCTGGCTGTCTCTATGGTGTTTGACTATGGTGCTAAAATTTCAGACAAACCTATCCAATGGTTTGTAACCCCGACTGCAGCTCCCGGCAGTTGGCACGAGCGTGGAGCAACCTTTGCTGGACGATTTGGCGCACATAGGTTCTATTATGATTCGAAGTTGGTTGTGGATGATGCTGAGTGAATGGCGTCATCTAAAATTTTGATAAATAATACAACAAAAAGATGTGTAATATATTGACTAAAACAAAAGGCTGTGTATAATATATCTTGAAAGTTGTTTGTGTGAGCGGAAGGCGGTTATTCTTGATGAGCGATAGAAAGGTTTTGAAAGTTATACGGGTTGATGATTTTTTAAAGTACATAAGAAAAAAGCGAGTGTGGGTCTGCTTTGTTTGTAATGGTGTGGATATTCACATGATCTGCAAAAAGGTTGACGACATTGGCGTAGAGACGGGTGGGATTGTTAATGGCGTGGGGTTCTTCGGAAATGAGAGTCATATCGAGTTGCGACAAAAATGCCATGAAGTAAGGAGAATTGAACTTAGGTCTGGCTGTGCAGAGAAAGCGTATGAGATGATCTTCGATAATACCAGTGTGTTCGTATCAGAGAATCCTGAGTTGTACGGGCACTAAAAATATTTTCAAAAACCTCTTGACTTCTGTGATTGTATCCTGTATAATGTAGCTATGGAACGGAGCTACATCATTGTAGAGGAGAATGACTATGGATAACAATATTGACCCAAAGGTCGGAGAGGTTTGGTTGGTTGATCTATCCAATGCGACAGGTCATCAGCAGCGCGGCATTCGACCGTTCGTTGTGACAAGTAACAACAAGCGTAACCTCTTCAGCCCAACAATTAAGGGGAATCCGTTATCTTCAAGAATATATAAGCGTTCTCCGGTTCATGTTCTACTTTCAAAGGAAGACTGTGAGTTCCTAGAGGTCGATAGTATCGTTCTCTGCGAAGAGACTGATACACTTAACAAAGGACAGTTCATCAAGAAACTTGGTGCTTTGTCGGAGCGTCAAATGAATATGATTGCAATGGCAAGATGCAAAGATGAACCATTTTTGCTCGCAGCATTTCTGAGCGGCGTACAACATACTATGGAATTTCAGAATTTTGCCGCATTTGCTTGATTTGTTCTCAGGTTTAATGGTACACTACATAATAAGAAGGAGTGTGCCACTATGCTTACTGAAGAAAAAATCAAATCTTTTGCCGAAAAGTATTCTGATAGAAGCGGTGAGTTTGTTATATCGACGCTTAACCATGTTATGGATTACGAGGCCGAGCGTGGATATGAGTTGTTTGACTTCACAAAAGATGATTTTGTAAGGATGTTTGCTAAATACAATTGGGTGAACTCAAGTCGGTCGTTCAGAAATGTAAAGTCGATAATTACAGGGTACATCAAAAGTGAGGATCGAGCGAGTATGTATGACTTAGCTGAATTCTCGGAGAGCGATGTGAGTTCAGACAATATGTACGAGGACAAGTATTTTGCGTCAGTTGATGAGTTTGTTGATTTCTTGGACAAGTATGAAGAACCATATCAGATTCGTATGAATGTGATTGCCGTGCTGTACTGGATTGGCCTTACTTCTGAAGAAGTTTCCAATCTGACGATTAACGATGTTGACTTTGAATCATGTACTGTTTTGAATAAGACCAGTGTTGACGCGAGACTGATGAATGTCATCAAGCAGTGTTATGAAATGAAACAATATGATGCCCCAAATATGGGAGGATACAGAACGTTTTATGTCATAAATGGTGATTACATTCTTCGCAAAACAGAGGATAGAACTGGTGCAGACAGTGATTCAAGAATGTCTACGAATACGATTCATAGTTATTTCACGCGCTTGAATGATATTCTCGAAAGAAGATATCATTCAAAGGCTTTAGACCGAAGACATCTGACCAGAAACGGCGAGTATGTAAAGGTTTATAACTACTGCAAAACTCATCCAGAATTTAATCTTACAGAACTTAGTTTCGGAAATGGTAAAGATCCTCTTGCGGACATTATCGGAAGAAAGTGCAGCAAGGTTGCATACATTAGTTTCCGGCAAGGATACAAGGGCTGGATCGAATACTTCCACAAAAATTAAAAACAGGGGGCTTCGGCCCCTTGATTTTAACATTGTAACTATATAACACAGGATACTTATCAGAAAGGGAAATGTAGATGAGAACGCTTTTGCTGTTCCGTGGAGCACCAGGTTGTGGGAAGTCCACCTATATTAAAGAGCATAATCTTGAGCAGTACGTATTGAGTGCTGATACACTTCGCCTTATGTGCCAGAGCGCACAGGAAACACCTGCCGGGCAGATGGAGATTTCTCCGCAGAATGATGATGTTGTATGGGAGATGCTTTTCAAACTGCTTGAGGTGCGTATGAGTCATGGTGAGTTTACCGTGATTGATGCAACGAATTCCAAGACGGTCGAAATGAATCGTTATAAGAATCTTGCAAAACAATATCGTTATCGGATGTATGTTATTGACATGACGGACCTTCCGATCGAGGAATGCAAACGAAGAAACGCTCAGAGAGAATGGCTGAAGCGAGTTCCTGAAGCGGTCATTGATAAGATGTACGCTCGGTTTGCTACTCAAAAAGTTCCTTCTGGCGTGACGGTTCTTCCTTCTACTACGGATGTGATGTCCGATTTGAACTACTGTCCGAATGACTTCAACCAGTGGAAGAAGATCCATGTCATCGGTGATGTTCATGGCTGTTATACTTGTTTAAGTGAATACCTTGGTGAGATGAAGGGCGACGAACTGTATATCTTCGTTGGTGATTATCTCGATCGTGGCATCGAAAACGTTGAGGTATTCAAGTTCTTGTGTGATGTTGTAAATAACAACCGCAAGAATGTGATCCTTTTGGAGGGCAATCATGAGCGTTGGCTAAACAAGTGGGGGCATGATGAACCGGTTCAGAGTGAAGAGTTTGCAAACTACACTCGTCCGCAGCTCTTTAAAGCCGGTATTGACAAGAACACTGCTCGTAAGATCTATTCCAGAGTTGGTCAATGTGCCTACTTTGAGTATGATGGAAAGCGGTATTTCGTGAGCCACGGTGGTTTGAGTTATCTGCCTTATTTTCTTCCTTTCGTATCTGCTGATCAGATGATCAAAGGTGTAGGTCGCTATCCTGATATGCTAACCGTGGCTGAGTCTTGGGAAAAATCGATGCCTGATAGCTATATTCAGATCTTCGGTCATCGAAATGTGCAGGATGTTCCTATTGATATGGGACATCGGTGCTACAACCTCGAAGGAAAAATCGAGTTTGGTGGATATCTCCGTTGCGTGGAACTTGAACACGGTCAGCCCGTCAAGTGTGTAGAAACCAAGAATGATGTATTCCGAAAAGAGGAACCAAAGACCGAATCTGCTGTTGAAATGAAAACTGAGTTCGATAACGCAGAACTTGTTAGTAAGATGCGTCAAAGCAAATATGTGTTTGAGAAGCGATTCGGAGATATTTCTTCTTTCAACTTCTCTCGTGAAGCATTTTATAAGAAGCACTGGGATGAGGTTTCTACCAAAGCGAGGGGATTGTTCATTAACACAAAGACGAATAAGATTGTAGCTCGAAGCTATGATAAGTTCTTTGCGGTTGATGAGCGGAATGAAACGAGAATTGGAAACCTACAGAACACTTTGAAGTTCCCGGTGACTGCGTATCTAAAAGAGAACGGATTTCTTGGTATCATTTCGTATGATGCAGAACAGGATGGCCTGTTCATTGCAAGTAAATCCACTCCTGAAGGGCCTTTTGCAGATATGTTCCGAAAGATTCTTATGGATACGACTTCTGATGAAGATCGTAAGAATCTGAAAGAAGTTGCAAAAGAGAATGGCTCCATCATCTTCGAGGTGATTGATCCTGTGAATGATGCTCATATCATTGAATACAAGAAACCACACATTGTTTTGCTGGATATTATTGCGAATGATGTGAACTTCAGTGTGATGGATTACGATGATCTGAAGCGTGTTGCTGAAAAGTGTCATTTGCAGATTAAGGAGAAGGTTAAGACTTTTGAGAACTGGAGTGAATTCTATCCTTGGTACGAGGAAGTCATGAACGAGAACTATCTGCATCATGGCTTTGAACACGTTGAAGGCTTTGTTTTGCGAGACAGCAACAATTTCATGTTTAAGATTAAGCTTCCTTATTATAAGCACTGGAAGTTCTTGCGTGGTGTCATGCAGAGCGTCCAGAAGCGTGGTTATTACGAAAACACTGCCAAGCTGTTTACTGCTGAAGATAATTTGTTCTATGGTTGGATGCGTGAGCAACGAGAGAAAGATCAAGAGTCTTTCTGCAAGAAGGGTATTATTCAGTTGCGGAATGAGTTCTATGCAAGTAAGCAGAAGAACAATGACTAAAATAGACATTTTATCGTGATTTTCGTTAGAATAATTAACGAAGTATCGTGATGTTTCTTCCTCCAAAAATGCTCTGCGCGGGGCTGACAGCCGGGAAAGACCGGCAATTATATGCCCAAGTGATGGAATGAGGTAGACATGAAGCTCCCAAACAGCTTTGCGTGAGATATCGCGTGCGGTTTCGAATACCGCCTTGGGCACCAACTCATGTATAGATGAGTGGATGCGAAGTTCTGACAAATCGGAAAGACGGTTGACTGCTGGACAGACAGTCTTATATGCCGCAGTGATGGAATTGGTATACATTGAGCTCTTAAAAAGCTCTGCCTGAAATATGGATTGCTGAGTTCGAATCTCGCCTGCGGCATGATATCGAGAACGTGGTGTAATGGTAACACGCCTGCTTTGGGAGCAGGAGTTGCAGTTCAAATCTGACGTTTTCGACCAGTTGGTTTTCCAACATGCTTTTCATAAAATACCTTTCCTATTATTCTTGGCTCTCCAAAAATGGAGCAATAGGACACAGCAAGCCAAGTATATAATGCGTCGTAGCCAAGCGGTTAAGGCAGGGTCCTTTGAAGTCCCGATTGCGAAAGTTCGATTCTTTCCGGCGCAATTTATATGCCACAGTGGTGGAATTGACCTACACATCTATTTTAGGGGTAGACGCCGAAAGGCTTGCGAGTTTGAGTCTCGCCTGTGGCACCACGATCATAGAATGGTTGTGTACCGTTTTGTTGATCTCCTTTGACTGCCACTATTATTCCCAGCTCGCCAGTGATGGTGCAGTAGTGCTTTGTAAGCTGGGTGTTTATGCAGCTATGGTGTTAGTGGTTAGCACATCTGCCTTCCAAGCAGAGAGGGCGGGTTCGAGTCCCGTTGGTTGCTCCAGTCTCGTATGGGTAGGATTTTTAGCGGTCAAATCCGGCTGCGCCTATGCGAGATACCACCCCGAAAGGGGCGAGATATAGGAAATGTGCATCACTGTTATTCCTTCCTCGTCTATATGATATAGATGCAATAGTGTTTATAAGGAAGGTTCCCAGTTGAATAGTTGCAGCTGTTTGACTGGTAATATGGGATAGTAGCTCAGTTGGTCAGAGCTGGCGGCTCATAACCGCTTGGTCGCGAGTTCAAATCTTGCCTGTCCCACCAGCCCAATAGGGTATACATAAAATCTGCTAGAATTTTTGTTTTATAAGCGAATGAATAATATGACGTTAATGCGTCTATTATTTTTCGCTAATTTTTGGAGTTTTAGCTATATAACACAGGATGCAAAAAGGAGTGGTTGTAATCTTACGAGTTTTAATTGCCTGTGAAGAATCACAGGAAGTTTGTAAAGCATTTCGATTGCTTGGTCATGAAGCGTATTCTTGTGATATTCAACCTCCGTCCGGTGGTCACCCAGAGTGGCATATTTTGGGTAATGCACTGGCGGCTCTACAGGGTGGGCAGATAGTCACAATGGACGGCGCACAACACAATGTTGAGAAGTGGGATCTGTTGATTGCACATCCTCCGTGTACATATTTATCAAACGCTGGCGCACGATGGTTGTGGGCTGGACACAAATTGAATCAAGAACGGTATCAACAGGGATTAGAAGCTAAGGAATTCTTTATGGCGTTTTACAACGCACCGATCAAACACATTTGTGTCGAGAATCCAATTCCGAGTGCTGTTTATGAAATGCCAAATCCATCGCAGATGATTCAGCCATATGAATTTTATGGTAAGGATCATCCATGGACAAAGAAGACCTGTTTATGGCTGAAAGGACTACCTAATCTAGTTCCTGTTGAAGCAGTTGAACCACAGGGTCCGTATTGTCCTTGCGGAACCTCGGCCAATAAAGGCAATGTAAGAAATCGTGGCGCAGCTAAACGTGGTGAGGATGCAAAGAATAGAGCCAAGACTTTTCATGGTGTTGCTCGTGCTATCGCAGAACAATTTTCAGAGTACATTGAAAATGAGGTGAATTGATGCCAGAAAACAAAGGATATCTAACAGCTGACCGATCTGCGGCAGGCGATGAGCGATACACCCCGGTTTACGCGGTTATTCCATTGCTTGAATTTGCCCCCCGTCGAGTAAAGCAGTGATTTGGTGTCCGTTTGATAAAGAGTGGTCTGCCTTTGTGAAGGTGTTTAGAGATGCTGGGTATAAAGTAGAATGTAGCCACATTGATAACGGGCAAGATTTCTTTACATACGAACCAGAAAATTGGGATGTCATGATTTCAAATCCTCCTTTTAGCAAGAAGGATGAAGTATTGCGTAGAGCCTATGAACTCGGAAAGCCGTTTGCTCTACTGCTTCCTGCAAATAGTATTCAGGGTAAGACACGATTTGATATTTTCAAAAATGACATACAGATGTTATGCTTCGATTCTCGAATCGGATTTATGGACCCTGAGCACGCAGGTAGTCCTGTCGAGGGAGTGTCGTTTGGAAGTGCGTACTTCTGTAGAAATTTTCTTCCCAGTAAGTTAGAGTTACGAAAACTTGATAAGAAAATCTCATAAAAGGCTAATTCAAATAAGAGGTGACACGATGAACAGCAAAATTTCTATCAATGCAACCATCGACCCCGGTTCTTTGAGTATTCCGGCAAGTCCTATCTTCCAAAAGGAAAAGAATACATATCTTTGTCCGTTTTGTGTGACGAAGCTGGAGAAGTCCGAGCGTGAATGTTCTGATTGTCATCGCAAGATGGATTGGAGTAGGTTCACTGAAAAGAAGGAGGAGGTGTTCACTTGAATATAGATTTCTTCCGACGGCGCAAGACTCAGCTTGAAGATACTCTTCTTTTGAAAAATCAGGCGGTCGATATGCTTGATTATCTAAAGACGCATTGTATCAATAGCGACCAGTATTGTACCATTCGGGATTACATTGAAGAAGCTGCTAAGATTCTGGAGAGTGACCTCGAATACGCAAACAACAAGTTGCAATCCGCATTCAGACCTAAGTATGGTCGGAGCAACAGACTGACTCGTGTTCAATCTAAAATGTTCCGTGATAGAGAATATTAAAAATGGGGTGATGCCGCTATGGTGATAAGTAAACATGTTTGTAACTGGTGTGGCAAGGAATATTCCAAGAATCCTTGTGGAGATACAATCTCTATGTATCACGAATTTGGTTATGAAAGCCCGACATGGGATGGTGCGAAGCTACAGTTCTCTTTGTGCCAGGAGTGCTCCGATAAGTTTGCAGGAGTACTCCGAGCGATGTTTACATACGATCCCATTGAAGATTCTCAGTGTTAACGACCCGAAGGGTTGTTAAATATAAGCCATCAATAAACCAGACGGAGGATAATACATAAAATGAATAGTGCATGAATTGATTCAAGACAATAAAAAGAGACATAAGTGATTACAGATGAAATAAAATTACATAAAGGAGACTTGATATGGCAGATAGAATTTTTAATCTTCCTCAGACCCGTGGTTCTTTTGAGATGGCTGGTAAGGTCACCGGCACCCAGCGTAGCAATTTCTATAACGAGAAGGAGACTAAGAATGGCGCTATGCGCCGTGTTCTGAGCTTTGGCGTTCAGACTTCCAATGAAAACACTTTCTATGTTGATCTGGCTGGTATGTCTCGTGATAAGGTTTACTTCTTCCGCCGTGCCGATAAGGACAAGGGCATCGAGAAGGATAAGAAGGAAGTCGCTTGGAAGGATCGTCTGACTTATGTTGCACCGGAAGGCTATGATATGATTGGCGTTAAGGTCGGTGTCACCAAGAAGACGAATGAGTCTGGTAAGGTCGTCAATGACAACAAGACTTTGACCGACTTCGATGCAGCCAAGGAGATTTCCGAGAACCTGCATGACGGCGATAACGTGTATGTCCGTGGCAACATCGAGTACAGCACTTACAATGGTAAGCATCAGATTCGCTTTGTTCCTACTCAGGTTTCTCTGAGTTCTAAGGAAATCGACTTCGATGCAGAGGGTTTCGAGGAGCTGGCTCTGTTTACTCAGACCATTGTTTACACTGGTTGCCGCAAGAGCGATGAGTGCGATGAGGTAGTTGTCGATGCAAAGATCGTGAACTATAACACCATCGAGGATGCAGAGTTCTTCATTGATTATAAGGCAAACACTCAGAATAAGGTCCTGGCTGATTCTATTCGTAAGCGTCTGAAGCCTTATACTAGCTTCGAGTGTTTTGGTCCCATCGTTAATCAGCAGAAGGTTGAGGAAGTTGAGACTGAGAATATCTGGGGTGGTCCTAACAAGATGAAGCGTCAGGGCACTCCGGCAGTTCGCAAGCTGTATATCGAGGGTGTTAATCCTGATTCCTTTGATCCGAATCCTGGTGATAAGGATGCGGAGCCCACTTACACTGAGGATAATATCTCTGAAGCTAATGCAAAAATTGCTGCCAACGCTCAGGCAAAGAAAGACTTCGACGGCAAGGCTGCTGAGAACGACACTTCTTGGTGGGGTGGTTCTAACAAGTCTACTGTAACTTCTGTAAACGAGGAAGAGGATGACTGGGGAGTGTAATTTTTAGTCTTAGCTAAGTAACACAGGATACTTATAAAAGAAAAGATTTAGAGAGGAATTTACATATATGGCTATTGTTTGTGATGCATCTGCTATTCGTAAGAAGCTTCGTATGCTTGTGTATGGCGAGCAGGGAACTGGTAAGTCTCGATTTGCTATGCAGTTCTGCTACATGAAGACTCCTGAAGGTCGTCCGTTCCGTGTTCTGTATCTGGATACTGAGTCTGGTTCTATCGACGATTATCGTGAGGAACTGATGGAGAATGGTCTCGACCCGATGAATCTCCGTATCGTTTACACTCAGTCTCTCGCAGAGGTACAGGATTTCATTCATACCGTTGCTGACAACGAGGACTTCGAAGATGAGGATGGTAATGTTTGGCTGGACGCTGACGGTAAGCCTTTCCGTGCCGATGCTATCGTTGTTGACTCCGCAACCATTCTTAATCTGACTACGAAACAGGGCTTGACCAATTTCTCGCAGAAGCGTGCAAAAGTTAAGGCTGCAGCACAGGGTCTGACCGGTGATGAGAAGTCGGTGAAGATTGAGGGTGCTGGTATGGAGTTGAAGGATTATCAGCAGCTGAACTTTAAGGGTCAGTCCCTGATTCTTGATCTGAATGCAACTGGCGTGAGCTACATCGTTATTTGCCGTGAGAAGGATGAGACTGAAACCAAGCTGGTGAATGGTTCTTCTGTGAGCGTTTCTACTGGCCGCAAGATTCCTGATGGCTTCAAGGGCCAGGAGTACAATGTCGGCACCGAGTTCCGTATGTACCATCCCGGCGATGATAAGTCTATCAACTTTGCTTATTTTGATAAGGATCGTACCGGCGTTCATAATGGTGGTGAGGTTGTCGAAGACCTGACTCTGCTTGAGTATCAGGAGTATCTTGACCGCTCTGCAAAGAACCGTGAGGTCATTATCAAGAATGGTCTGAATGATGCAGTTAAGACCGAGATGAAGCTTCGTGCTCGTGAGCTTGGTCTTGACGACAATGATATCAGTGATGATGCTCCTGCAGAGAATACTTCCGAATCCAAGGAGCCTTCTCTGGACGACATCAAGGCAAAGCTGAACGATCTGATTGCTTCCGCTTCTCCTGTGAAGAAGAGTGCAGCACAGAAGGCAGTTAAGGCGGCTGGCCTGTCTACCGCATTCCGTTCCATGACTGACATCGAGGAACTGAAGAAGGTTGCCGCAATCATGGAGAAGGAACTGGCTTAATGGAACTTACCCGTAAATGCAAGATTTGCGGGAAGAATATTTTCATCGAGCGAGGCCGTAGCACTTTTTTCTACGACAAGACTGGCTTTTACCATACGAATTGTTTCGTAGAGAAAAAGAAAAATCAAAAACGCCCTTGGACAGATGACCTGCTAAGGGCATTTTTTGACAAAGTGAAAGAAACTACGGACAAAAAGGTCGATGATCTTCTTTCCAAAAAGAGAGAGCAAGACAAAAATCGTGAGCTTGCACATATCAAACAGGAAGAAAAAAAGATTCTTTTCGACCATATTCGAGATACATATGCCCCGGCGGTTGTTCCTAGCAGCTTCTACTCGAAACTTACACAGTTGATTTCCGGTAATTATTACAAATATAGAGGTTCTATTCCTCCGCTAGAACTTTACGATATGTGGGTTCTAGCGAAACCCCGACTAGATAAGATAATTGCCGAGAAAGAAGCAAAGGGCTGTGATATGAGCCAGCGATGGAATTATGACTTGGCTGTTTTGTTAGCTCAATATCCTAGTTATCTCGAACGAAAAGAAAGACTAGCTTCGATTCGCAGTGAAAGCGAAGACAAAGCGAAGGAAAATTTGACTGAAACGGTACTGAAACGGATGAAAACAGCACCAAAACAGAGTAAAAACGAGAATGAAATTGATATAAATGCAATTCTCGATGAGATATAAAAGAGGGAGGTGGATGAGTGGAACTCATTTCAAATATCCCGAACGAAATTCTATTTGTTGGCGCAATTTACAAGCATCCTGACTATTTGGTCGAGTATGGGCATTATGTCAAGAGCAAGTACGATTTTGCCGATGAAGCAACAAAATTTTTCTACGATTCAGCGTTAATTATTTACGAAACTCGGACTCAAGAATTTAATAAAACGTCTGTTTTAACGTTTATGGCTGAAGACGAGTCCAGATTGTCCCAGTATAAGCGGCTGAAGGGCTGGTCAACCATCGAATACTACATGAGCCTTGCGAATGACGATGATATCAAGGGATATTTCAATATCCTGAAGAAATATTCGCTACTTCGTGAGTACCAGAGAAACGGATTTAACATTGAAGGAATCTTGAAGCATCGACAGTTTGAAATGTTTGGTGCTCAGGACATTTACAAATTGATTCGTGGCAAAGCCGACAAGATCAATACGGTTATCATCACAAACGATGATGCTGAGATTTTGAATAATGGTCTGCTGCCAATGGTCAATGAACGTCTGAGTGTTCCTGATATGGGCTTGCCGTTCCAGTATCCTATCATGAATGATTTGTTCCGAGGATTGAAGTTGGGCACTGTGATGTTCAATGGTATGCCATCTAACGCTGGTAAGACTAGATATATGATGGCGATTGTTGCCTACGTCACATTGGTTCAAAAGCAAAAAGCTCTTCTGTTGCTGAATGAGATGGATCTTGAGTCAGTCCGGTATTGCTTATTGGTCACCGCCATCAATAATCCTGAGTTTCAAGAGTTGCATGGTCATCGATTCCACAAGGATGAGCGAGAAATCACCCTTGGAATGTATCGGGATGCAAATGGAAACTTCATTTTCCGAAAGCAAAACGAAGACGGAGAATACATAGAAAGCATTGATGAGTTCACCGCTCGTGTCTACGAGGAAAGCGAGGAGTATCGCAATGTACTTGATGTCTGCCAGTGGATCGAGAGCGAATCACAAGGCTTGATTATCGCAAAGGATGTCTCTGCTGATTATAGTGACAAGTCCCTACGATTTGAAATCCAGAAGGCAGCTCTTACTCAGGGAGTTAAGTATGTGTTCTACGATACTCTAAAGAACGACATTGCATCTATTGGTGAATGGGCAGCGTTTAAAGTCACAGCCACAGAGCTTGAAGAGATTGCGAAAAACCTGAAGATCTTTATCTATGGTAGTATCCAGTTGGCCGAAAACGCTCATGAGTATCTTCCTGATGAGCTGAATTCAAACAACATTGCTGAGTCAAAAATGATTAAGCATGTTGCTTGGACGATGGTCCTATTCAAGGAGATTCCAAAAGATAAGTTCGTGAAGTATCAATACATCTCTCATGATCCTGAGTGGGGCGGTGACTGTGCCCATCGGTTGAATCCAGATAAGCGGTATTACGTTGGAAACATCGATAAAAACCGTTTTGGTGAGAAAAAGAAAATCATGTTTGAAGTGAATTTGAACCAGAATATCTGGAAAGAGGTCGGTGTCTGCACCAGAAAGTAAGGAACTACAATGGTAAATATCGCAGATCTGAAAAATTACATTCTTGAAGAACAACAGATTGAGCCGATTCTGGAGGAACTTGGCTGTCATCACATCAGTCATAAGACTGGTTATTACCAGTGCGCAAATCCAGATGGTGACAATAGAACGGCACTCTGCGTTTACGAGAATGAAAATCTTACTGCGGTAGATTACACACGAGATATTGCCAATGGAAAGACCAGTTATGATTTGATTTCTGTCGTCCAGTTCTTTCTGGAACTGTCTTTCCCAAAAGCCATTAAGCAAATCTGCGAATGGGTTGGTCTTGACTACTATCACAACTTCGAGGAAGACCTTCCTAAAAGTATGTTGATTCTAAAAGAACTCATCGCCATGCAAAATGAAGGTGAAGAACACGAGGATGACCGTCCGATAGTCCCCATCTCCGAAGCCATCCTCGGTTATTATAAACCTTATGTGAACCAGATTTTTGCTGACGATGGGATATCTTATGAGACGCAGCAGGAGTTTGAGATTGGCTTTGATGAACTGACAAATAGAATCACGATTCCAATCAGAGATGAAATTGGTACTCTGGTTGGTGTAAAGGGAAGATATTTTGGTAAGCCTCCTGAAGGCGAATTAAAGTATCTATATCTTGAGCCGTGTGCCAGAAACCGTATTCTGTATGGTCTGTATAAGACAGAGCCATACATTAAGAATGAAGGTCTGGTATATGTTGGTGAAGCCGAAAAGTCTGTCATGCAGATGTGGAACATGGATGTTTACAACTGTGTGGCGACTGGCGGTAAGAAGGTTTCACAGAATCAAATTGAAATTTTAACACGTCTTTGCGTTGATATTTGTTTTGTATTTGATAAAGACGTTCAGCTTAGTGAGCTTATGGTTCTAGCCAATCGATTTGTCGATGGCGTAAGTGTGTATGCTGTAGTAGATGATAAAGGGATTCTGGATGAAAAGGAAGCCCCGACCGACAATCCTGAAAAATTTAAAGCATTGATTGAGAATTGTGTTAGGAGAATTAAATGAATGTAAAACTCTGGAAGGGGAGTAGGAACGACCTATCAGACCCGATTGGAACGATTATGGAGAACAGAGGGGTTGAGGATTATAAGACCTACATGAACCTAGATGATTCTTGTCTGAATTCTCCGTGGGAACTGGACAACATGGAAGATGCTGTCCGGCTGTTGAACAAACATATCTGGAATAAGTCTATTATCTCTATCCTTGTAGACTGTGATGTGGATGGAGTCACAAGTGCTTCAATGATGTTTCAGTATTTGAAGACGATTGGTTATTTTGGAAAAATCAATGTTCTGCATCATAGTGGCAAGGAGCATGGACTCTCTAAAGAAATTGAGGTTCCACCTGAAACTACTTTGCTGATTATTCCTGACGCTGGTAGTAACGATGTTGAGCAGTGTAAGGAACTCCGCGAAAAGGGCATTGATATTCTGATTCTTGACCATCACATCTGCGACAGAGAGAATCCTTACGCAGTAATCGTCAACAACCAGAACGGTACATATCCTAATAAGGAATTGTCTGGCGCTGGCGTGGTGTATAAGTTTCTTCAGGCTGTTGATGAATATAATTGGACTGATGTTGCAGACCGGTATCTTGATCTGGTGGCAGTCGGAAACATCGGTGACGTTATGGATATGCACTCGTATGAGACAAAGCGCCTTTGCACGAAAGGTCTGGCACGAATTGTGAATCCGATGATTTGTGCTTTGGTTGAGGCGAATAGTTTCAATATCAAGGGTGATCCGACTATCAATGATGTTCAGTTCTACATCGTTCCGATGATGAACGCACTGATTCGCGTTGGCTCATCCGAGCAAAAGAAGCGGATGTTCCGTGCAATGGTTGGAGAGGAACAGACCTTTCAGTATACTCCGACTCGTGGCAAGAATGCCGGTGTTACGATTGATGAGACTCTGGCGCAGCATGTAGCTCGTGAGTGCTCCTCTTGTAAGTATCAGCAAAACAAGACCAAGGACAAGGCTGTCGCAGAGCTTCAGGAACTGATTGAGAAGCACAGTGCAGACCAGAATAAGATTCTCTTCTGCAACTCTACTGGCATTCTTGATAACACTCTGACTGGTGTTGTGGCAATCAAGCTGGCTGAAATGTATGCAAAACCGTGCGTATTGCTTCGTACCTTCGCTGATGAACCGGATTATTACGGTGGTTCAATGAGAAATCCTGACGGTTCTCCGATTGAAAGTTTAAAGGAGTTCTTGATGAGTACCGGAGATTTTGAGTCGGTTCTTGGTCATGATAACGCTGCTGGTGTGAAAATCAAGAAAGAAAATGTGCCAAAGGCGATTGCGGATTGCAATGAGTTGCTTAAAGATGTCACGATGAGTAAGGCAATCGTAGTTGATTTTGATTTTGACTATAGTAAGCTGACCGTTGCATTGCCGAAGACCATGTACGAAATGCATAAAATCTGGGCACAGGGTATTTCCGAGCCGTATTTCTACATTAGAAATATTCCGTTAGCTCATAGTGGATGTGCTCCGATGGGCAAGAACGGTAATATGTGGAAGTATTCTGATGAAGAAAAAGGCATTGATTTTGTGTGTTTTAATGACAATGGACGACTGATTGATTGGATTGAAGATAGTTTCGAGGATGATGAAGTTGTTACTTTTTATGGAGACAATTATGCAAAAATTATCAATGCTGTATGCCGGTTGTCTTTAAATCAGTACGGGAATAAGGTTACGCCGCAAGCGCAGATTGTGGATTTTGAGGTGATTTGATATGGGAAATTGGAAACGTGCTATCGCCATCGACTTTGATGGCACTCTTTGTGAGAATAATTATCCTGATATCGGTGAACCAAACTGGAATGTCATTTATCAAGCAATTCAGGAACAGAAGCACGGTGCTGGTCTGATTCTCTGGACTTGTCGGGAAGGAAAGCTTTTGTATGATGCAATGGAGGCTTGCTTTGATTGGGGTATTCAGTTTGATGCCATCAATGAGAGTCTTCCTGAGTGGAAAGAGCATTTTGGCACTGCTCCTAGAAAGGTTGGAGCTGATGAATATTGGGATGATAAGGCTGTAAAAGTAAAGAATGGCTGTCTTGTTGAGGTGGATTAAATGGCTGTTTACATTACAGGTGATATTCATGGTGATTTTAATCGGTTTTTAGAATTGGAAAGGTTTTGCCATAAACACAATCTTGGAATGAATGACTGGATTGTCTGCCTTGGCGATGTCGGTTTGAACTACTACGGCAAGGATGACCCTCGTGAATGGAGCATCAAGACTATCGCCGCAGATATTCCTGCAAATCTGTTTTGTATTCATGGCAACCACGAGCGCCGCCCGTCTCGTAAGGATGGTTACAAACTAAGGAAGATTTGTGGTGATATTTGCGGAAGAGTGTGGTATGACCCGCAGTATCCAAACCAGTATTTTGCTATTGATGGTGAGGTTTACCAGATTCTTGCTGACAGGGAAGTATTAAACTGTCTTGTTTGCGGCGGAGCCTATTCTGTAGATAAGTATTATCGGTTGGAACGTGGCTGGAATTGGTGGCCGGATGAACAGCCGAATGAGAAGACTAAGAAAAAGATCTGGAATATTACGCATGACCCTCAAATCGATGATATTGATGTCATGCTCACGCATACCTGTCCATTTCGGTTCATTCCAACTGAATTGTTTATCGGTGGTATTGATCAAAGCACAGTAGACCAGTCAACTGAAATATTCTTTGATAATATATACGAATGCTATCCTAACGATTGTAAACCATTCTGGTACTTCGGTCATTTCCATGGCAACAAGTACACTGACGACTATGTGATGCTTTTTGATGACATTATTAAGTTTGGAGATAAGGTGAAGAGTGATGGTTAAAGATAAAAATTTACGAGTGCTTGATTATATTGATGGCAAGGAAATACTTATTCAGATGGGTGAGGAAGGTTCTGAGTTGTCGAAAGCTGCAATAAAGTTTTATCGTGCAATTGACATGAAGAATCCTACGCCGGTAAGCATTAACGAGGCTTATGAAAATCTCGTAGAAGAATTTGGGGATGTGCTGAACTGTATCTACGCATACTATGATGATGACGAGGATTGTATCTTGGCGTTTACATCGAAAGCGAATGAGATTGCTAACGAGAAGCGCAAGCGCTGGATTAAGCGTCTGAAGGAACGCAACCAGTTTTAATGGTGGAAGGAGAATAGATGTCAGATAATTTTGTAAATCTTCATGTACATACAGCGCAGGGTTCGTTACTTGACTCTATTCTTACCGTCAAGGAACTTGTAAACTTTGCCAAAGAAAACGGCCAGAAAGCAATCGCGGTTACAGACCACGGAAAAATGCACTCTTTTGTTGACCAAGTTAAGGCTTGCAAGGAAGCAGGTATTAAGCCTATCATCGGCTGTGAAGTCTATGAAGTAGATAATCAGGCAGAGAAAGCCGACACAAAAGACTATAAACAACCTCGTTACCATCTTGTTTTACTAGCGAAGAACGAGACCGGTTTAAAAAATCTATTTAAGGTTGTTTCAAATGCTTGCGTTGATGGCATGTATAAAAAGCCTCGAACTTCTTTGAATATCATTGAACAGAACGAGTGGGGTAAAGGTATCATCTGTCTTACGGCCTGTCAAGTTGGTCGAATGAGTAGATTGCTTGTTGATGGGAACGAGACTGAGGCATGGCAGTTATGGAACAAACTGAAATGGATCTTTGATGACGTGTTTATGGAAGTTCAGTCTCATGATACGCCAGATCAGGCTGAAGCTAATGCCAAAATTGCAGCTTTTATCAAAAAATACAATCTTCCGTATACCATTACAACCGATGCTCATATGCTTTCCAAGGAAGATGTTGATGCACATTCAGTTTTTGTAGAAATTGGAGAAGGACGAGAAGTTGGAGAAAGTTATGTTGACTGTTATCTTCAGACCGAAGACGATGTGCTAAGAACACTTTCAAAGCAGTTTGATGAAGACTTCATCCGAGAAGGTTGCTCAATTTCTGTGAAAATTGCAGATATGGTTGACGATATTGATATTGGCCTTGGCCAGCCAAACCAGATGCCAGAAGTAAAAATTGAAGGTAAATTTGATTCGCATCTGGATTACCTGCGTTACCTCGTTTATTCTACTTTTGATGAAAAATTCGGATGGATGAGTAAAGAAGAACAGCAAACCAGGCGGGACAGAATTGAGATGGAGCTTGACGTTTTGGAATATGTTGACTACATCGACTATTTCATCATGCTGTATATGCTTTGTAAGGTGGCCGATGAACGAGGTATCCCTCGTGGCTATTCTCGTGGTTCTGGTGCAAACTGTCTATGTCTATTTATGCTAAACGTTACGCAGATTGATTCTGTTCGTTGGGATCTTGACTTCTCTCGTTTTGCAAATAAGGGTCGTAAGAGTCTCGCGGACTTCGACTTTGATATTAGCCGTCGTCGTCGCAAAGAACTTGTTTCTATTGCAGAAGAGCTTTTTGGAAAAGAGAGTGTAGCACCAATCGCAACTTTTAATTCTCTGTCTACCAAGGTTGCCATTAAGGATATTGGAAAGGTACTGAACGAAGATCCAGAAAGCCCATATTATATGCAGATTCCGTATGAATTGCGAAATGAAGTTGCTAAGTTGATTCCGACCGTGAAAACATTGGATGATCTCGGAGAAGAAGTTGAGAAGGAAGTTCTATTGAAGGACATTCTTGGAAAGAGCGAGCAGCTTTCTAATGTGTATGATAAGTTCCCTCTATGGTTTAAGTACGTTATGCGGCTTGAAGGGTTACCGAAAAGTATGGGTCGCCATGCTGCAGGAACTTTGATTACACCTAAGCCTGTCATTGAATATTGTCCTCTCTGTATGGATAGAGAAGGAAATCAGATGTGTCAGCTTGAAATGCACAATGCAATGGACGACTTATCATTGGTCAAGATGGATTTTCTTGGTCTTGAAAATTTGGACACGATTGATGACACATTAAAGATGGCCGGTCTAACTTGGAAGGATGTTGACATCAACCATCTCGACCTAAACGATAAGGCGGTCTACGACGCAGTTTATAAGTCTGGACACACAATTGGTATTTTTCAGATGGAGTCTGCTGAAGCTCGAAAGATGTGTGTTGAAGCAAAATGTGACAACGCCGAGGATATCATTGTTGTGAATGCAGCAAACCGCCCTGGCACTAAGGACAGCTTCCCGACGTATTGTTCCAATAAGCTTCATCCAGAGACTATCAAACTACTTCATCCTGACATCAAACAGCTTTTTGCCAAGACTCAGTACATTCTTCTTTATCAGGAACAGGCTCTGGCAGTATTTCGTTATGCAGGATTCCCTGAAACTGAGGTTGACAATGCTCGTCGTGCTATCGGCAAGAAAAAGAAAGATGTTATGGCATCCTTGGAAGTTCAGTTCCGAGATGGTCTTCACAAGAAAGGATGGAATGATTACCAGATTTCTGAGATGTGGGCATTGATCTTGAAACAGGCTTCTTATTCCTTCAACCGGGGCCACGCAGTTGCTTATGGGCTTCTTTCTTACCTGACGGCTTACCTGAAAACTCATTATACTGAGTATTTCATGGCTGCGTGTATGATTACCAAGGAAGACGATTCTGGCAAAATGGGTGTGTTTATCAACGAATGCGACCGTCTACATATTCGTGTCCTTCCTCCAAGTGTCAACAAGTCTGATATGGAATTTAAGGCTGATGCGGAAAAGCACACAATCCTGTTTGGTTTGAAAGCCATTAAGGGAATGGGTGAGAGTGTCGCTTCAGGAGTGATTGCAGACCGTCCATATTCTGGACTGGCAGACTTTGTTCAGAGAGCAAACGGTGGTAAGATTGGAACCTCAAATGTTGTCAAGTTGATTAAGGCTGGCGCTATCCCGACAAAGGATAAGAAAAAAATCTTAATCACTTTTGCGAATATGGTTTTTGAAAATGAGTATAAAGAGAAAGGATTCCATGAGATGGCATCTCTTCCCAAAATCTCTGTTCTTAAAGACGAATATGGGATTGACACAAATTATATTAAAGATAAGCCTACTAGACTTGCTTTATATAATAAGGCAAGAAGGGTGCGCTGGGAGGCAGATACAGAGAACCGCAAAAAGGAAAAAGACAAGAGACGAAAAGATTTCATGCAAGCGTTTGCCGAGAAATATATGCAAGACGAGCACATGTGGGAATTTGAAACCCTTTCAATGTTCTTGACTAGCAATCCCATTAAGGATGCTTGTACCTATATTGATGCTGGTCTTGATACTGTAGAGGATGGCGGTAAGGCAACTGCTATTTGTGTCATCGTAGACATCCAAAAAAAGAAGGATAAACGTGGCAACCAGTTTGCATACTTACATGTTTATACGACATGTGGTATTGTTGAAATGATTTGTTGGGCATCTCAGTATGCACGATATTCAAGTCTGATTTCAAAGGGCAGCGATCTTGCAATCCTTTGCAAGAGAAAAGAAAATTCGTACATTGTTGAGAAGATGAAGCCTTATAAGCAGTGGCTGCAAGATAGAGAGATAGCGTAAGAGGGTTGTAAAGTGGCAGATAAGAAATTTAATGAAAATATGATTCGTTGCTACATCAGGATAAAACGAGTCTTTTATCCGAAAGATGGGAGGGAGGTGGAGCCCGGCGGCTTCGCCACTTTCTCTGCCGAGGTGGTAAAAGTCAAGCAGGGACATCCTATCATGAGCCGATACAGCGACCTCCGGCTAAAAGGCAACGTTCCTAGCCTCGATATGAATAAAACTTATTCGTTCTGTGGTGAATATGTTCATCATGAAAAGTTTGGTGATCAGTATAAAATTATCTACATGAATGAGTTTCAAGAGATTACTGACCCGGAAGAACAAAAAAGCTTTCTCCGTTTTATCTTGACCGACCATCAGTTTGAGATGCTTTATGAAGCATTCAAGAATCCGTATGAAATCATCAAGAACGGTGATGTCAAGTCTCTTTGTACTGTTAGCGGCATTACGGAAGGTCGAGCACAAAAGATTATTGACTCCTTTGAAAACAACATTGATAACAGTGAAGCGTACACAAAACTGATTGAGTACGGTTTGACTCCCAGTGCTATTGAAAAGCTTGTTCGTCAGTATCACGGTGCAGACATTCTGGTAAAAAAGATTGAGGAGAATCCTTACGTCCTGATTGATGATGTGTATGGCATCGGCTGGAAAAAAGCTGACGCTCTTGCTTTAAATATGGGCTTAAAGCACAATTCGCAATTCAGAATCGAAGCCTACGTCATGCATTTTCTTGCCGACCGTGCTGAAGAAGGTAACTCTATTATCTCGGCAAACCAGACAATCAATAGCTGTATCAAGGAACTTGAATTGGACGAGGGAGATCAAGAGGTCATCAAGAGGGCACTTTTTCATCTGCATGATGTACGTGAAACACTTTGGTGGAGCGATGACCGTCAGGAATTTGCTCTAACTAGAGTGTGGAATCTGGAAGATAGTATTGCGAAGGAAATCAAGCGTCTGGCGGATGCTCCTGTTGAGCCGATTGGTCAAAATATGGATGCAGCAATCAATGAGGCCGAAAATGCGCTTGGCATCGAGTATACCGAAGAACAGAGAGATGCCATTAAAAAGGTATGCTCTAGCAACGTCTGTATCTTAACAGGCTACGGCGGAACTGGCAAAAGTACCGTTGTCGCTGGTGTCTTAAAAGTTCTTCGTGGTAAGTCTTTTGCACAGACTGCACTCTCTGGCCGTGCTGCCGCTCGTATGCAGGAGATTACTGGTCAGGATGGAAAGACGATTCATCGTCTCCTTGGATATGACATCGAGAACGGTGGGTTTGTTCACGATAAGGACAATCCTCTGGATGAGGACATCATCATTCTGGATGAGACCTCCATGGTTGGTGCTCAATTGTTTTACGATTTGATTCAGGCAATCGAAACCGGCAAGCGATTCATCATGATTGGTGATGACGGCCAGCTTGAGAGTATCGGTATGTGTAACATCTTCAAGGATATGCTTGCATCTAAGGTTGTTCCTGTGGCTCGTTTGACTAAGATCCATCGTCAGGCAGCCAAGTCTGCAATTATCACGGAGAGCATTAAGGTTCGTAACGCTACGCAATTGGTGCCTTATGGCTGGGCTGGTAGTGAGATTCGTGGTGAACTTCGTGATTTGGAGCTTGATATCTATAAAGACGCAAGTGAGTCATTCAACCACATCATAAATCAGTACCGTACCTTATATAATAAGGTAGGGAATGATAGTGCGAAGATTCAGATTGTACTTCCACAGAAGCTGCGTGGTAGTATCTGTACTTATGAAGTCAATAATGCTATTCAGGAAATTGTGAATCCGAGTCGTGGTCAAGCAGAAGCAAAGGTCACAATCTATGGTGATGGCAAGGATAGGGTGTATACTCTGCGTGAGGGTGATCAGGTCATCATCAACAAGAACAACTATGAGCTTCACACATACAATCTCAAGACAAAGAAAAAAGAAGAGAAGTGTCCGGTGTTCAACGGAAACCGTGGCATTATCCGAAAGATTGAGAGTAGTTTTATCCTGGTTGATTTTGACCAGTGGGGAACGATTTTCATTCCTCATTACTTTGGTGGAAATAACATTTGGGCAACGCTTGAACTTGCTTATGCTTTAAGTTGTCATAAGTTGCAGGGCAGCGAGGCTCCGTATGTGATTGTTGGCATGGACAACTCTGCGTACCTGATGTTGACGAGAGAATGGCTCTATACGGCCATCACTCGTGCCAAGAAGTATTGTGTGATTTGTGCCGAAACTCATGCTCTTGATCGGGCTGTAAAGACTTCGAGAGTTCCATATAAGCGGACGTTCTTGAAGGAATTTTTACGGAAAGAATTTGCAGAAAAGCATTGACAATTATGTGCGTATCCTGTATAATATAGTTATAAAAAGTCTCCACCCAGGAGGCTTAAAATTCTCTCTTTAACTATATAATACAGGATACGGGAAAGAAATGGCTTGCTCGTAACGACAAGCCTTTCTTTATTAGCTATAACTATATAATACAGGATACGCAAGGAGGCTTTATGACAGATAAAGAGCTCATAGGTAAGCTTAATGCGATGGTTAAGGCATTGCAGAAAGCAAAGAAGAAGACGGACAAGACCCGCATTTTGCTGGATGCACGAAAGGATTTTGGCGACGAAGATGATGAGCTGATGTTTTTCTTCAGATTTTTGCTTGACCCAGCAATTGTGACTGGACTGTCTGACGCAAAGATCAACAAGAAGGTGGCGGCAAAGCCTGATTTAGATTTTGAGCATTACAGTTGTGGATGTCTTTATCTAATGGGTAAAGGTCACAACACTGGCTCTGATGCATCCATCGCAACAATCCAAAATTACTTACATAAAAACCCTGAGTACGAAGAGTTCCTGAAGCGACTGTTCACTAAGAACCTGCCGATTGGAGTTGAAGCAGCTACCATCAATAAGGTGTACGGCGAAGAGATTATTCCTGTCTGGGAGGTTCAGCAGGGATACCCGATTGATAAGGTAAAGCTAAAGGATGGCATTTGGTTCAGTTTAAGCCAGAAGATGAATGGCAACCGGGGAACCATGCATAGAGGCGAGCTCATCTCTCGGCAGGCACAGAAGTTTAAAGGGCTCGACCATATAAAGAATGACCTGCTTGCTCTATACGACGGAGACGCCTCAAGACGAGATGCGTGGGTGTTTGATGGTGAGCTGATCTACAAGAACCCAGAAAGAATGTCGGACGGAGAGGCTTTTCGTTATGGCACAGGCATACTTAATTCTGACAACAAGGACAAGACTGGAATCAAATTTGTGATTTTTGATGTGATTCCTGTTGTAGAGTTCGACCGTGGAAAGTGTACTATCCCATATAAAATTCGCCGTATTTGGTTAAATTGTCTTCGTGCAGAGATTACTCGCAAGCACCTTGAAAATATTGAGATTGTTCCCATGGTCTATGAAGGAAAAGACCAAAGCGTGATTCCAAAGTGGCTTGATTATGCTGTCGAGCACGATTGGGAAGGTCTTATGTTGAACACGGACGTCCCTTATCGCCGGGCTCGTCACAACGGATGTCTCAAAATAAAGCGATTCTACACTGTTGATCTACGAATCACAGCGATTGAGGAAGGTCAGAACCGTCTGGCTGGTACGATGGGCGCTCTTGTTGTTGACTACAAGGGCAACGAGCTTCGTGTCGGATCTGGTTTTGATGATGTTACGAGAGTTGCTGTGTGGGCGAATCCAGATGACTACATTGGCAAAATTGTTGAGTGTAAATACAAAGAGGTCACGATGGACAAAAAGACTGGCCTTGAGTCTCTGCAGTTCCCGACGTTTGTACGATTCCGAAACGACAAGAACGAAGTGAGTTACGGATAAGGAGAAGGTTATGAATCTTTCCAAGAAGTCCATTAAACACATTCTTCGGATTCTTGACAATAAATGTATCGAAGTTCCTACAAAGACATCCGCTTATAACAGTAGTGGATGTAGAATTTTGACTCGTGATTTTGAGCCAAAGAAGTCACACGGAACGAATGGTTGGCAACGAATCGTCTATGTACCGTCCGAAGGATATTTCTACGGAATTTATAACGGAAAATCGGAAGAAGATTGGGATATTTCAGATATCTGGTCTCCTGCCCAGCTTTCTGATTTGTGAGGTTTACAATGTTTGTTTTAACACAGAATCAAACCGGAGTTGCTGATACCAGTAAATGTTTTGGAATCCATATTGTAGATGAATCAACAGTAATCAGAGCGTATACATTTGATGGAGATGGATGGATGAAACTTGGTAAATATAAAACAGTAGAACGAGCAAAAGAAGTAATTCAAGAAATTAACACTGCTCTTTGTGAGAACCGTGTTAGTTTCGATATGCCGGAGGACTAAAATGCTACTTTTAACGCAGGGCGGAGAAATTATAAATCTTGAACGCATGGCGATCATTGATGCCGCAAGCCTTAATGTTTACGCACGACAAGGCATGGGTGAACGTGGAATTATTCTTGGTAGTTATAATTCTGAGAGCAGATGCTACAATGTTATTGCAGAAATTTATGACGAATATGCACATGGACAGGATGTGTATTCTATGCCGAAGGATTAACTATGAACGACTTCCGAAAACTAGCCATCCCAAAGAAAGAACGACTTGAAGTTCAACTTACTGATGGCACAGAAGAACACGATATATTATACATAATTACATCTCTAGCCACTATTAAAGGTGCTGAGATTTTTAAAAATTTTCGTTTGTATTCTGTAGGCTCCGCCGGGGAGCTCAACTTATTAGAGAAGCAAGACGGCGATCCCTACTTTGATAAGCTGAAAGGAACAGAATATGAGTAATTCGATGAATCGAGAAGACCGGCGCAGAGAGCAGCGTAAGGCTCGAATCCTTGCCCGGCGAATCAAGAAAGCCGGTGGTCCCGACTTTCTGGCTGGAATGCCGGTTGAAGAGTGGGAGCCAAAGATTGGTGATGAGGTTACTATTAAGGTAAAGAGGATTCAGGGCAAGAAGGACTTCTTTAAGATGAGTCCTCAGTATCAGGACTTTATCAATAGCCTTGAGGATGGAAAGCCTTACAAGATTACCAGTACCGGTATGAAGGGTCAGGTTTACGGCATTGACGCACATCCTTATTTTCAGATTTGGAAGGGTGATATGGAACCCTACAAGGAGCCCTAATGAGGATGTACTTCAGGACGGACTATTATGCAGATGTTGGCATAGATGAAGTCGTTCGGCTTCAAAGAGGAACTACATGCGAAGTAGTTTCAGAAACTGAATTTTTTTATTTTATCGTAACTGATAATGAATCATTCAGGAAAATGCTAAACATTGTCATGATTCCCAAAGAAGACCTTGAAGATGATGTATATGTCGTGACTGGTAAGAGCGAAAAACTTGAGGAAGGAGGTGGGACGATATGATTGGTATTGACCATCGTGAACAGGGACGTAAAGAACGAGCCCTTGCAGAATATTATAGAACCTTGGCTCGATATCCGACTGAATGTGGAGAGCCGATTACATATCAGTTGTCAGAAGAGCAGCTTAAACAGGTTCTCTGTGGAGAGATTACTGTTGATGAATTGATTGAAAGAGGTGAGGTAAGTGGTAGTTGACCAGTATGGAAATCCGTTTGGTGTTGGTGATTATGTATTGATTGCAGAACAAGCTTCTGAATGTAAATACATCGTATTTGTTTCTGTTGTACAAGTTGCGAAAATTGAATGGGACGAATATTGGGGTGATTACCGTGTTTATTTTGAACGATGGTATCCAATTAAAGAACGTGGCGAGCTTCTTTATCGCCACGCAAAAGAATGTGTTGTGACAACTGAACATAATTATCTTGTTGCACTGAAACGCAGAGATGAATGGGATGAAAGAGGTGAAACAAGTGAGAGACAGGATTAAGATGTGGATCGCATTCATTAAGATTTTCAAGGATTATCTTATTGCGGTCGGAATCATGATTGCGTTGTGGTTGCTGTCTTGTCTTATCAAATATGAGATTTCAGTATCCAGTTTTCCAGATTGGTTTAAGTTTGCACTTCTAAAATAAAGGAGGATTAAATGGTAACAGATATTCTTAATAGAGAGATTCATGTTGGCGACACGGTACTTAGAGCTAGAACTCGAAATGGTCGCGGAGTTCTTTGGAGTATTCATAAAGTTGTCTCCATTATGAACGTAATGATTAAGATTCAAGACGGAAAGTACACAACGAATGTTGCACCCAGGAATTGTATCGTAATTGACGAGAGTGACATTCCTGAAAACTGGCAGGACGAATATTAAGGAGAGTTGAATGACTGTTGATTTGATCGCATACACACAGCGAGTTGTTCCTACAAGTGATAAGAACCCTTTAGATATTGTGGAGGAAGCTGCGAGTATTTGTTATGATTCTTCAATGACTGACGACTACAAAATTGCCAAGGGATGTAAAGCCAGTGGTCACTATTCTGTGCTTGAACACATCAACTTTACGTTCTACGTCAAAGATGTAAGTCGAGCACTTCTGGCACAGATTAGTCGTCATCGACATATTAGCATGAGCTGCCGCAGCCAGCGTTATTGCAGCGAGGATGGATTCAAGTATGTGAACCCGTTTACCGGTGAAGATGCTGATGTTTTCGATAATATGATGTCGGACATTGATACCGATTATCAGATCCTCAAGAAGTATCACAACGCCAAAAACGAAGACGCCCGTGCAGTTCTGCCAAATGCTTGCTGTACAGAGTTTTACATTACAATGAACGCTCGTGCTTTGATTGAGATGAGTCATCTTCGACTTTGCTCCAGGGCTCAAAAAGAAATCCGCGAGATGTTTACAGAAATGAAGAATGAAGTTGCACAGGTTTGCCCTGAAGTAGCAAACTGGATGGTTCCTTCCTGCGAGGCTAATCCGAAGTATCCGTTCTGCCCAGAGGGTCGTGGTTGCTGTGGTCGTCACCCGAAGCTGGCAGATGTTTATAAGCCTATTGAAAAGAACAAGGAGGTTATTGATGGAAACACTTGACGAAATTAAGAAGAACGTCAATCATCCGTCTCATTACGGCGGTGCAGACAATCCCTATGAGGCCATCAAAGTGCTACGGGAGTGGCAGTTAGACAAGGATGCTTATCTTTGGAATGTTGGTAAGTATCTAAGCCGGGCAGGTCACAAAGATGGTAATTCTCAGCTTCAAGATTTGACGAAGGCACGTTGGTATTTGGACTATAAAATCCAGCTTTTAGAGGAACAGCAGAAGATTACCGAAAGTGTCGTAGATACGCCAAAGAAAGTGCCTAGTGAGGTCACTGATAAGCTGACTACGATGCCAAAGAAGGACATTAACGGTTATTTTTATGATCCAAATCTCGGCGGTGTCTGCCATGATTTGGTTTATCGTCCTGATGATTCATTTAAAGAAAAACTGGCAAAGGCAGAGCCGACGTGCAGTATTGAAACTGCTGTGGTTCCGAGCGCTCATAATGATACTATGTCTCCAAATAACAAAGGAGTTAATAAGGGTGACCATTCGATGCTGAACTCTAAAGTCTATGCCGATGATGTCAAGTTTTAAGAGGTTTACATAAATGAGATACAACTGGAAGTTACCTATTATCGTTATTTGTGTCGTGTTTATTTCCATTCTTGGCATGACCTTTATGGTGCAGGGGCCTAAGAACACGGCCATCTCTTATGAAGAACAGATTCAGGAAGCTAAGTCTGGCATTGAGATTCAGGAGAAGCGCAGAGCTGATCTGATTCCAAATCTGGTTGAAACCGTCAAGGCTTATGACCAACATGAGTATCAGACCATGATGGATGTTGTGAATGCTCGTGGCACTTCCGGCCAGACCGCTCAAGAGATTACGACTCAGATTGCAGCTATTGCGGAAGCATATCCTGAACTGAAGTCTAGCGACAACTATAAGGAGCTTATGAATGAGCTATCCGTCACTGAAAATTTGATTGCAAACTATCGTGGCGATTACAATCGTGTCGTGAAGGAATATAAGCAGAGCGTTCGTAAGTTTCCGAACTCCTTTCTGCTGGGTCTGACTGGATATGAGGTTCAGAATTATGAGTATCTGTCCTATGAGGGGAATGAGGCAGCACCGGCAGTCGGCAACCTTTTTGGAAATCGGTAATGCCGAAATTACTTATCGTGAGTTGATCGTCAGTGTTGGTATTGTGTTCATCATGCTGATACTTGGTAGCGTTATCGCTGGAAATATCACCAGAGATTCGCTTGAGCAGAAGAAAGAATATAATACAGCAATTTCGATTGAGTCCGAAAATATGTTCGATTATGGAATAAGAACTAACGTAGGCAACGCCTTTTGCCAAGGCGCACTAGAAGCAGTAGATACCGTAAGTGATTCACGTATCGACGGACAGTGGATGTACATCTATTGCGAAGAAAAGCATTATACGATGCATACACGAACTGTAACTACTACGGATAGCAAAGGCCATACAAAAACAAGAGTCGAAACGTACTGGACTTGGGATTATTGCAGTTCAGAAGAACACAATTCTAAGAATATTACGTTTCTTGGAAAAGAATTCAAGTATGGTGACATCAAAATGCCATCAAGCAAGTACCTGACAACTGTACAAGTCAGTCCTCATGTGAAATTCGAGTTTTATGTCAAAGAAGTTCATTATGATGGTACGTTGTTTGCAAATTTGAGCGACGAAAGTATACATAATGCACAATTCATTAAGGATAAAAACATCGAAGAAGCACGAGATTATATGATTTCTGCAGCTGGTACACGAGTGATTTGGTTTTGGGTATTCTGGGTCGTATTGATGGTAGTTGCGGTTGGAGCTTTCTATGTGGCAGAAAATCGTTGGTTGGAAGATTAAGGAGTGATTGCATGGAATATGTGATTAAACGCGATGGAACGAAAGTTCTTTTTGATAAGAGTAAGATTGTAAATGCGATTGAGAAGGCGATGAATGATTCTTCAGATCCGGTTGACCACAAGCTGAGTGATAGTATTGCATCTGAAATCGCAGCCATTGACTCTACTATGGATGTAGAAGCGATTCAGAATGCAGTTGAGAATCGTCTTATGCAGAGTGGCTATTACGAGACAACTCGTTCTTATATGAATTACCGATATCTGCATGGTATTGCTCGCAGCAATTACAAAGAGCTGATGGATGCAGTCGAGGAGAAACTTCTCGGCAAAAAGATTGATAACCAGAATGCCAATGTTGATGAAGCATCTTTTGGCGGTCGTATTGGCGAGATGAGCCGGGTGGTTTCCAAGCGATATGCCCTTGATTATTGCATGTCTAAGATGGCTCGTGAGAATCACGAGAACAACGAAATTTATATCCACGATCTCGATAGCTACGCAGTTGGTATGCACAATTGCTTGAGTATTCCGTTTGATGACCTGCTTGCGAATGGTTTTAACACTCGCCAGACTGATGTTCGTCCTGCACAGTCCATCAGTACGGCATTCCAGCTTGTCGCAGTCATCTTCCAGATTCAAAGCCTTCAACAGTTCGGCGGCGTGAGCGCAACACACCTAGACTGGACTATGGTTCCTTATGTACGGAAGAGCTTTTCGAAGCATTTTAAAGATGGGATTAAATACATTCAGCCTGAAGATGACCCCAACAGAGTACCAAAAGAATTATCTTTTAACGACCTAGAGGCTAATGATCCAAGGAATGCAAAAGTGTATCAGTACGCAATGGACATGACAAAGCGAGAATTGAATCAAGCCGTTGAAGGCATGTACCATAATCTGAATACACTCCAATCACGTAGCGGAAATCAGCTTCCGTTCACGTCTATCAACTATGGCACATGTACATTGCCTGAAGGCCGAATGGTTATCGAAGCATTGCTAAACGCTTCCATTAAGGGTATCGGCAAATTACATAGAACTAGCATTTTCCCTTGTGGTATTTTCCAGATGGCTAAGGGAATCAATCGTGCTCCCGGAGACCCTAATTACGATATGTACCAGCTGGCACTGCGTTCCACTGCACAGCGTCTTTATCCTAATTATGCCAATGTCGATTGGAGCGGTAATGAAGGATACGATAAAAATAATGTAAAAACGTATTTTTCGACGATGGGCTGTAGAACTGCAAATGGTTGGGATGTCAACGGCTTTGAGCAGTTGAAGGATGGCCGAGGGAATATCTGTCCTGTTACGATTATTCTTCCTACTCTTGCAATGGAAGCGAAGGAATATACCATTAAAAACGCTACTGGAGAAGACCTTGAAGGACAGACTGTAGCCAAGTTTATGTCCATTCTTGACCAGAAGTTGCATGAAGCAAAAGATATGCTGATTGAACGCTTCGAGTGGATTTGCTCTCAGTCTCCTGAGTCTGCAAAATTCATGTGGGAGAATGGAACAATGGCCGGATATGACGGAAAAGATATTCGTTCTGCTCTGAAACATGGCACGTTGGCTGTTGGTTTGCTCGGCATGGCTGAAACTCTTCAGATTTTGATTGGAGAAGATCAAACTTGTGATAATGGTCTTGAGCTTGCAAAGAAAATTTGTCAGCTCTACAAAGATCGCTGCGACGAATTCAAGCACAAGTATTCTCTAAATTTTGGCGTGTACTTTACGCCTGCAGAAAACCTTTGTTTTACTGCCATGCAGAGATTTAAGGCAAAATATGGTGATATTAAAAACGTTTCAGACAAAGAGTTCTTCACTAACAGTGTCCATGTTCCGGTATGGCGAGAAGTGACACCGTTTGAAAAGATCGATATTGAGTCTCAGCTTGACGGATATTCAAGCGCAGGCTGCATCGCGTATGTAGAGCTCGACTCGACTGTAAAGAATAATCTCGGTGCGCTGGAAACAATTGTGAACTATGCAATGGATCATGACATTCCGTATTTTGCAGTGAATGTTCCAAATGATACCTGTATGGAATGCGGTTATTGTGATGAGATTGGTGATACTTGCCCTGAGTGTGGAAGTCATAATATTCGGCGTCTTCGTCGTGTGACGGGTTATCTCACGGGCGATTACACTACAGCTTTCAATCTTGGTAAGCAGCAAGAAGTTGAGCTTCGTGTTAAGCACAATCGAGTGATTCATTAACGTGTAAGTGGTGGGTTGGTGGGATTACATATGAAAGAAATTATTGTTTTCTTTGTGATTGTATGGGTTATCGCCTATTACATTTTAAAAGATAACTACAAAGATTGAGGAGATATTTATGAAGAAATTTATGGCAATTTTTGTTGCATTCCTCGTTGCGGTTGGCGCGGTGATTTGTACCGAGCGAGTGCATACTGGTTATGTTGGTGTTGTTTATTCCGCGAAGGGAGTCGAGCAGCAAACTATTTCTCAGGGCTGGCATTTTATGAGTCCTCTGAAGCATGTGTCTGAGTTTCCGATTACTCAGCAGCGAGTGGTATTTTCTAATTCTCCGTCCGATTATGGCGCAAAGGAACACGCAGATTGGCACATTGATGCTCCTGCCAATGGCGGTACGATTGCAATCAACCTGACTGTCAATTATAACTTCCTGCCGGAGCATGTTGTTGAACTGTACACCAAGTTTGGTGGTATGGACGGTGAGAGCCTGATGGAGAGCAAGATTCAGAACGATATTATTGCTTACGTCAAGGAAGTTACTCCTCAGTTCAGTGTCATGCAGATTTATTCCGATGACCGTGCAGGTGTTAATACCGCAATCACCAACTATCTGAATGAGAAGCTGACCGCAGAATATGGTATCAATGTTTCTTCCGCACTGATTGTTGATGCACAGCCTGATGACACCCTGATGCAGAAGATTCGTGCCAAGGAGCAGGCAAAGCAGGATGCAGAGATTGCAGAGCTGAATAAGCAGACCGCTTTGGCTCAGGCGGAGACTGATAAGGTTAAGGCACAGACGGAAGCTGACGTTAAGATGATTGAAGCACAGGCCGAGGCTGATGCAAATAAGGTGCTTTCCGAATCTATTACTCCTGAATTGATTCAGATGAAGGAAGCAGAAGCTCGTCTGAAGCATGGTTGGATCACCGTTCAGGGTGCAGATACAGTCGTCACCAAGGGTGAGTAAATAAGAATTACGATAAAGATTGGAGCCTATAAAATGAAACGAATGTTTGGCATGATGCCCAGTAGTGAAGTTGAATTGCGTGAAAGTTACAAAGATAATTTTGGACTGACCGTAAGAATTGAAGCTGGCAAGCATGGATGGACTATTATGTGGGCAGATGGTGGTTCTGATTACAAGGATGTCGATGCAGAATCCGCTATTGAAAATTTTAATGAAGCATTTGAGACTGCACAGAATAGGATTGGAAAACTCGTAAAAGTGCGTTGTTGTGGTGAATGTTGCGGCGAGTGCTAAGAGGTCTTATAAAATGAAAATTTTCGCAAATATCTTAGGATTTATTTTATCCTGGTTTATCACAGTCCTTATTCTCTACGGTGTTTGGAAAATGCTTGGGCCAAATTTTAGACTGTGGGTTGCAAGTGGAGTCTGGTTAGTTCTACTTGTGTTTGGAGGTTTTAAAACTAACAAGAGTCAATAAATAAACAAGCAGGGTGGGTGTGGTGGCATGAAAACATGGATGTGGAACGTATACGTCAGTTGATTCTCGAAATCATTCGAGTCATACAACAAGCGAACAATATTAGTCAAAATGAAATGGAAGATATTATTTCTGATGTTGAGTTTGATTTTTATAACGGTCGATAAAGAAAGGAGTCTTATGGATTATTGGTCTGTTGAAGTAATGTACTACGATGATGGGCATCAGGAACTCAATACATATATGGTCAAAGCACAAGATCAGAATGATGCTATGAACAAGGCACATCATCGCTTTGAAAAATCTCATCCCGGTATGAGTTGTATGGTCCAGAACACAGAAAAGGTAGGTGGTTAAGATGGAAGACGAAAATATCGTTTATGAAAACATCAATCCTGAAGATGACAACGAAAGATATTTTCTGACTCCTTGGGGTTGCCTTTGCTGTGCATTTGGAGATTTTGGCTTAAAACCTCCAGAAATCTCTGGAAAGATGGCTGATGCTCTCATGGATGATTTCTTTGAGATTATGGAAGCAACGGGTATTTTAGAGAAGAAGGGAAACGATGATTGTTAAGTTCTTAAAATATCTTCTCCGTTGGTTTCTTCCAGAGTGTAGCCGATGTGGTGGTGTTATGCTTTACGATAACACTCATAGCTGGCATGATAAATGGCACTTTGTATGTGATACATGTGGTAGAGAAAAGTGGGGTACTTTATGAAAAAAATCACAGGAGTTCTAAAAGCAAAAGGATTTGAAGACTGTAATTTTGAATTCTATGTTGATGACAATATGACGGAAAAACAAATTGAGATGGAAGTCTACCAACGTGCTGGTTTTAGTTTGGACTGGACGGAAGAAGGTGGTTATGAACCGTATACTGTTACAATGTATCGTAAAAAGAGGGACGAGTAATGAATTGCGAGCAAACACGTGTATACGGTGTAAGTCTATCATACATTATGGCTAACGGAGAACGCAATTTCTCATATTATGAGATCCCTGCTGACAGTGAGTATGAAGCAATCCAATATGTGCGCGGCCAATGGCACCGGGAGCATCTATTTGCTCCTTACGAGCCAGATGTAAGCGCTCGACTTTTGTACACTAACTATTGGAGCTATTTGAAGGCTTGATAAAAGTGCCGTTTTGTGAGGTGCAAATATGAAGAAATTGACAAAAGATCTTCTTGAAGCCAATGGATACGAGCTAAGAAACGCATACATTAAAAATGTATCTTTTGGAATAAAAGATTACGGATGGCTTTCTCTTTCACTCACTTTAGAAGGTGATGGATGGGGAGTAAATTACATGGGCCCTTCTATCGGTAGAAAATACTACATCAACGGAGAGTCTATTAAAGATGGGAATGCAGCAAATTTTGAAGGTTATGAAGGCGGAGCTGAAGCTATCGTAAGGATTTTAGATGTTGTTGATTGTTCTGAACTTGAATCACTAAAAGGAAAATATATCCGTGCAGCTATCAAAAGAGGAGAGTCTGTGAAAATCATCGGTAATATCATCAAAGATCAGTGGTTTGATTACGAATCTTTTTTTGATGACAAAGAGAAAGAGAAGGCTGGCTAATATGGATGCGGATGAGTTCATTATTAACGTAATTGCAAAGAAAAACAACGGAACAATTGAACTTTCAGTTCCAGACGACATATTTAATCAGGCCGAGCGGATTCTTCTAAAGAATGAACGAGGTGTGTTTTGTAAGACATTTCCAGCAGAAGCCTTTGGTAGCGATGCGTGGAGCAATACCAAAGATGGTAATCCAGAAGTAGACCCAAAATCTGGTTGGAGTGATGATGTTTTAGTGGTTGATAAAGATCCTGATGGATGCAGATACAAAACAGTCGCCTCATATTACAAAGAACAGGATTTTTGGACAGATTCGGATGGAAATATTCTTTTTAACGTGACTCATTGGCAACCGTGGCCGGATTTTCCGCAGGAGGACAACGATGATTAACAATCCTTTTGCAGAAGATGGTATTATCGCTTGCCAATGCTGTGGCAGTGGTGAATACCTTTATAACGAAGATGGAAACCTCAACAACTTTTGTGGTCAGTGCGGGACCAGGATTGACTGGCCGGAAGACAACATGAGTACGATTTTATAAATAAAATTCCGCTTTTATTAGAAAGGAAAAGTATGTTTAAGATTTTCAAAAATACTGCCGTATGCGTACTTTTAGCAGCAATTATGCTAACTGGATGCAGTACAAGTGTGAAAGACTCAGTTGAGAATGTGGCTGCAGAGAATAATTGGTTCTATCGTATTAGTGACACCCCTATGGTGTATGACAAAGATACGCACGTTATGTATTACTTATTCAGTAAATACTTCGGAAATCAAGGCTACGGCTATATGTCTCCTTATTATAATGAGCACGGTCAGATGTGCTATTACGTTGATGGTCAGATTATTCCTGTCGAGGAGGTGTTAATCGATGTTGACTGAGATTGCTTGGCTTATGACCAAAGCTTATATTATTTTGATTTTCTCCGCAGCGGTAATTCGCTCTGAGCAGATTCTGTATGACACATCTACATATATTTTCCGAGGCGACAAGAAGAATGGAATGTATGGCTGTATTGTGCTGAACATTTTTATTATCGTATGTGCAAGTATGTGGACGAGGTTTATTTGAGATGAGAACACTAGAACAAGTAGATCGCGACATTGAGATTGTAAGATACGACATGCACGAACTCATGAGGATGCGTCAGCCAATTTCTATCGTCGGAGAGGAATTAGTGGATCTTTATGAAGAACGAAATAAAATCTTGAAATCGATGGGTGATACAAAATGAACTACGCTAAAATCGTTCCATGTGATATAGCGAATGGCGAAGGGGTGCGCGTCACACTTTTCGTGCAGGGTTGTGATCACCATTGTCCAGGTTGTCAAAATCCTACCACATGGGACCCGAATGGTGGTCAGCCATTCACAGATGAAACGCTTGATAAAATTGTAGATTTACTTCGACCTGATTATATTCAGGGGCTTACGCTTACTGGTGGAGACCCATTGTATCCAGAGAACAGGGAGATGATTTGCAAAATTCTAATAAGAGTCAGACACGAGTTTGAAGGAAGCAAAGACATTTGGATGTGGACTGGATATACATGGGAAGAATTGATTCAACAGGCGGCAGAAGAATTGAAATATCAAACTATTCCGACAACGGTAACAATTATTCGAAATATAAACGTGCTAGTCGATGGCCCATATATCGAATCCAAACGAGATATCTCTTTGCCGTACATGGGGAGTTCCAATCAACGTGTAATCGGCTGTAATAAGAGTTTTGCTTTACGAAGACCAGTCCTTTGGTGGACTCCAGAAGATAAGAAAGGAAAATAATATGGATTTAGGAAACGCAACTAAGTATTTTGGACGTAACGGAACTATTGAGACTTGTTCTCGTGCTTATCGCCCTACCATTAAAATCAATAAACTGT